CTGTGTTCGCCCGGTTTGTATCTTAAAATCTAATATCTTTGTATCAAAGAAAGGAGAGTAATTATGGCAACATTAACAATGAAAGTATTACAGGAACAGATTAATGATCTCAGAAATGAGATTGCAATGCTAAAAGCGACATCAAAAACGGCTAACTTTTTGGAGGGACTTGGCATCGGAGATACATTTGAACTTGCAGATACAACGTGGAAGATTCTTGATATTACAGGTGCTGGATATATTTGTCTGGCTGATAACATTGAAGACATGGAGTTTGATTCAAATTCAAACAATTGGGAAAACAGTGGTCTTCGTGGCTATCTTAATGGAGAGTTTTTTGAGAAGATGGCTGCAGAAATAGGTTCAAAAAATATAATTCCGTTTGAGAGAAATCTTTTATCTCTTGACGGTCAGACAGAATATGGCAAGTGTGAGGATAAGGTATCTCTTCTTACTGTTGACGAATACAGAAAGTATAGAAACCTCATACCAAACACCAAAGATTATTGGTGGTGGCTTGTCAGCCCTTGGAGTACACCATGCAACGATTATAAAAGAGCCGTAACCGTTGTTTCGTCCGCTGGCTTTATCGACAACTTCAACTGTGACAACTACTACTGTGTTCGCCCGGTTTGTATCTTCTCATCTTCAATCTTTGAATCAGGAGATTAAATGATATGGCAGAGAAAGAGTTTGGAGTGATTTCACAGGCAAAGAATTTGGCTGAACACACTTTTCGTATAACTTCAAATTGCAATAGATACCCAAAGAAGTACAGATTTTCGCTTGTTGACAAAATGCAGAATAAAGCATTGAAAATATACGAATATTTGTATGAAGCAAATAGGACGAATTTGGAAACTTGCCTTGAAGAAAGATCAGAACTGCAGACAAAGGCTATAACACAATGTGATGAACTTTTATTTTACATTGAATTATCAATGAAATTGAATATTATCAATGTGAAAAGCATGGAATACTGGTCGAAAATGGTAGCCGATGTTAAGCATATGGCAATAGCCTGGAGAACTGGTGATAAGAAGAGGCGGGCTGATAGCGAAGATAATTAAAAATATAGGTTACACACTGTATAAACCGTTGTTTCGTCCGCTGGCAATATCAACAACAACAACTGTAACAACAACAACTGTGTTCGCCCATTCTGTATCACACAGACAGTAAGAGTAGGCATTAAGCCGAAATCAGATAAAGATACAAAAAGGTGTGTGACCTTTCCCAAAAGGATAAATACAAAGGAATTTTTACTATGGATAAAGATGTTATATGTGATTATGGAAACCTGTATAAAGCATATAAAAAAGCTAAAAGTGGTAAAAAACATAATTCAAGCACTGCAAAATTTGAAGCAATGAGTCTTGAAGGGCTTCATATGTTGAAAGAACAACTTGAAAATCAGACATATCGGATGAATCCGTATAACGAATTTAAGGTCTACGAACCTAAAGAAAGAGTGATTAAGTCGTGTTCGTTCAAAGATAAGGTAGTTCAGCATTGCTTATGTGACAATATTTTGCTCCCAAGGTTGAAGTATGAATTTATAAAAACAAACTACGCAGGACAACTCGGTAAAGGAACCCACTTTGGCATGGATTGTTTGAAAGAACACATGCTTGAATTTTATAATCAGCACGGTCTTGACGGTTGGATTTTGAAATGTGATATTAAAAAATTTTTCTATCAGATAGATCATGAAGTGTTGAAAGATATAGTCGATTACTATTTTGATAACGAATACACGAAATGGCTGAATCATCTATACATTGACAGCACTGCTGGTTTAGGACTGCCGCTTGGTAATCAAGTAGCGCAAGTATATGCGTTGCTTATGCTAAATGGGTTAGATCATTTTATAACCGGTGAGCTAGGAATCGAATTGTATGGTAGATACATGGATGATTTTTATCTGATTGCACCAAGCAAAGAATACTTGAAACATTGTCTGGATTGCATAAATCAATTTGTAGCGAGCCTGGGATTATCACTTAATGGTAAGACACAGATAGTCCCGTTTAAAAATGGAATTTTATTTACAGGTTTCCATCACTATGTAACGAAAGATGGAAAGTATATACGGAAATTGAATGGTAAAAGTAAGCGAAAGATTTATAAAAAGCTAAAAATTTGGACGAAACTTGTTAATGATGGCAAGATGGCAGAGAAAAAGTTTTATGAAAAATATGGTGCTTTGAAAAATCACATGTTGCATGGCAATTGCGTAAAATTGTGTCATTCAATGGATGTATATGTAGAGCAATTGTTAAATAAATCAAACAAAATAAGGAGAAATAAATATGATTAAGTGTGTCAAAGGATTTGTTGAAATCGATGGTTCTAGGAGTGAAGTTAGAGCTGAGACAGTAGTATTACTTAAATGTTTACGTGAATATATAAGTGAGGATGAGCTTGAAGAGGCTATTGAAAACTCAAAAAAGACTGTTGATGATCTCAAGGCAGAAGCAACAGAAACCATTGCAGAAATTATAAAAGAAGCACTACGTAGGGAGGATAAGTAGATGGAAGATAATACACAGATAGTTGCAACAGAGCAGAAGAAAGAGATAGCAACTTCAAATAAGGTGACTGATTACAGTCTTGGTATATTTGGTACATCCGATAATTTTATCATGGCTATGCAGATGGCTAAGGCATTGGCTGAGTCAACTATTGTACCACAAACATATCAGAAGAATCCGTCTAACTGCCTTATCGCTATTGAACAGGCACAGAGAATGAGAATAAGCCCTCTTATGGTCATGCAGAACCTGTACCCTATACAGGGTAGACCATCATGGAGTTCTCAGTTTCTTATCGCCCAGGTTAATAACAGCGGTAAATATGACATTGAGTTACAGTATGAGGAAACCAAAGATGCAAACGGCAAACCTTTCTCATGCACTTGTTGGACATTAAAAAAAGGCAGAAGAGTAGAGGGCATGACTGTAGATATGCAGATGGCTAAAGATGAGGGCTGGCTTGACAAAAATGGTAGCAAGTGGAAAACAATGCCACAGCTTATGCTTAGATATAGGGCGGCTTCTTTCTTTTCACGTCTTAACTGTCCTGAATTAACGATGGGATTGTATACCAAGGAAGAAGTCGAGGATGGCGACTTTAAGGAGTATACGGTTGAGGATGTATCAACACAGGTGCAGAGCGATCTTGAAAATGCAAATTCACAGGAATTTATTGATGGCGAAGAAGAACCAGAGTTTGCAAAGTAAGGAGTACATATGAGGAAAGATCGCTACGGAGAAGTGTTTTCAGGTAGAGTAAATGTAAGAGAGGAGTTTTTCAATTGAGAATAGTTTCGCAAGGTGGAACGATAGATTATCCATACGAAAATAGTATGGTATTTCTTGATCGTAGGTTCGAATACGCCGTATCAATTCAAGTGATTGGATGTAATGAAATTGAAGTACTAGGTAAGTATTCTTCAAAAGAAAAAGCAGTTAAGGCTATGGAAGAGCTAAGATACGCATATATGCGCCATAATCGTTTTATGCATGTTACTGTTCTTCCAGATTACGTTTCAGAAAAGACACTTGACAACGTGTGTGGAATATATCGTTTTCCACAGGAACATGAAGTAGAGGTATAAGCATGAAACTTAAATGCATTTCTACTGGCAGCATTGGTAATTGCTATTTACTCACAAATGCAAGTAATCAAACGCTTATCCTTGATTGTGGAGTGTCAATTAAAGATATACAGAGAGGTCTTGATTACAACATTAAAGATGTTGCTGGTGCCATTGTAAGTCATGTTCATGGAGATCACATCAAGGCAGCAGTTGATTTGAAAAGACTGGGTATACCAGTGTGGAAACCGTTTGAATCTGTTAGTAAAGCTGTAAAAATGGGAGAGTTTACAATTCGTTGTTTTTCTCTCCCACACAACGGCACCCCCAATTATGGCTTTTTGATCAAGACTGACGGACAAAAAATGTTGTACATGACGGATTTTGAGTATTGCCCGGTTACATTTAAAAAGCAAAATATCGACCATATGCTAATTGAGTGTAATTACATCAAAGATATGGTCGATACTGATGCTCCAAATTACACTCATAAGATACTTGGCCACTGTGAATTAGCTACTTGTAAGGAATTTGTTAAAGTGAATGCTACAGATAACCTACAAAACGTCATATTGTGCCATTTGGGTATTGATACAAGCAATGCCGGCAGAATGGTTGCTGAGATATGTGAAGTGGCTAAAAACGCAAACGTGTACGTTGCAAGAGCCGGAGTCGAATGGCAGTTGAGAACAAAGGATGAATGTCCATTTTAAGCAGAAAGGAGTACAAAAGATATGGCGAAAGCAAATGAAAAAGTACATGAATATAGAATGTCCGGTGCAGCTTGGTTGTTAGAGATTATTAAGCGTGAGGGCATAGAGGAAGCAGAAAAGGAACTGGCCAAACGTAGAGCATATTTCGTTCCACTTGAAATTCCGACGTCAAAGATGCGTGAATTTGAGCAGAAAGTTAAATGGAACACGATAGATACAGTGGTCTTATTATCATGTGCAACATTGCACGATGAATTTGGATTTGGTCATGATAGATTATGTAGGTTTATTGAGCGCTTTATGCTTAAAACTTCTTGCCTTGCTGACGAAGATGTGAAGTGGCAGGACTATATAGATACATTACAGAAAGAGGTTGGAATAACCTTTACAATTAGAGAGAATGGAGAGAAATAGTATGAACAAAGTAATTATGATGGGTAGACTTACCCGCGATCCAGAAATCAGATATTCACAGAATGGTGATCAGATGTGTATAGCTAGATATACATTGGCTGTAGATCGTAAATTTAAGAAACAGGGCGATGGACAGACAGCAGATTTTATCAACTGCATTGCATTTGGCAAGAGCGCTGAGTTTGCTGAGAAATATCTGAAACAGGGTACCAAGATTGCCATAACTGGTAGAATCCAGACTGGTAGTTACACCAACAAGGATGGCAATAAAGTCTATACGACTGATGTTGTTGTTGAGGAACAGGAATTTTGTGAGAGTAAGAATGCGAATAACAGCAATAGTCAGCAGTCCAATACAGCAAATGCGAGCAATCAGCCAAGTTCTGGAAACGACTTTATGAGCATACCAGAAGGCATAGAGGATGATTTGCCATTTAAGTAGGAGTGATAGCGAATGAGTGCAAGAAAAGGAATGGATTTAAAGCAGGTGAAGAATCAGCTTGAATTACTTGAGAGAATACTTGAGCAGGATGCTACAGCAAGGCACAAGAACGTATCAAGCAGGTATGCATTAAGAATCGCTCAAGCGTGCGTTAATAAGCAGATAGGACAGAAACCGCTGGTTGTAGAAGAGTATAATGGCGAATGGGTTCCAATACGGTATTCTTGCCAGCAATGTGGGGGCAATTTGTGTAATGAGCTTGTGTATTACTGTCCGAACTGTGGGCAGAAGATTGATTGGTCGGAGGTGGAGAACAATGGAAAAGCTAACGATTGATGAGATAATAGGGCATTGCGAAAGAAAGACAGAGCAATATGAACGATTTTACAAGAGAGAATATCTTGAAACAATGCCGTTGACTAGTTCGGCAATAAAGGAATATTGGGAACATAGACAGGTTGCGGAATATTTAAGAAAGTTAAAAGATTATGAGGACTTAGAGGAACAGGGCAAACTTATCAAGTTACCTTGCAAGGTGGGAGATATAGTATATGTCAATGGCGTGTTGGGTTGCGGTGAAGCGGAGAGGTACAGAGTAATCCGAGTTGATTACCACAGTACACTAGGAACAGGGAGAAACGAGTTCTACATTGAAGCTTTGCTTTGTGCAGACCCGGATAGTGTAATAACCTTTTATGACAAGCAGTTTGGTAAAACAGTATTCCTCACAAAATCCGAAGCCGAAGCAAAACTGAAAGAATTGAGGTGTAACAATGGTTGACTGTAATATTTGCAAGCATAAAGAAGATTGTTGTGTAGGGTGCAAACACGGAGAGTTGTTCGAGAGAGGGAATGTGTCAGAACCTAAAAAAATATCAGTTAGTAATGGAAAAGAATATTGCGGACATTGTGGTTATTTGTGTGAATACGCAAGAGGATATAAAAAGTTTTATTGCATTAGGTGCGGCGGACTTAATTTAAGAAGTTGGAAGAATTGAGAGGTGCGGAATGACAATTAGTGAGTTTTTCAAAAAGAAATATTCAGCAAGAAAAGATAAAGAAAATATTTATGGCGTTGGAATGAGTGATGCAGAGTTTCGTCATTTTATTATTCAATACTTGCTACCAGAAAATTGGTATGTTGTTGACCCAATAGGGCAGTCACAAATCAACGAAATAGCCATCAACGAAATTCTAACTAAGTATTCTAAGAGATTTAGACATGAGCGCAAGAAATGTTTAAAAGAATTGGGAGGTGGAGAAGTTGCTCCTAAAATGGATACGAAAGTGGCTAATAGGGAAAACGCAATATCTTTCTTAAAAAAAAGATTTCCAAATAAGATACAGATGTTTGATACAAGGAATTTTGCCGGAGATCGCATGATAACGATATATGATTCAAATGGTGTGGTAATTGATTATTGCCCAGACTATGATTACATAGAAATTTTTGGATTAACAGATGATGAATTTGCAATAGTAGTGAAAGAATGCGGAGACAATTAATACAATGGCTTCAATCAGAAGCGGAATAGGAGAGAATATGAAGTATATAAGCAATGCAAAATATGGAGAGCCTGTTGAAACAGGAACCATCTACAGGGGTGACAACAAAAGGTTAGATATATGCGTTCACAGACTACACGGTTGCGGAGAAACACTATACATGAGTTGTCGAGCACTAGGTATTGTGGATAGAAAATTAAACAGTACATCTGTAATAAATGCGATAAATGAAGCTCAATCACTAGTGAAACAGGAGCTTGATTTACTTAGCAAGGAACTTAATACCATATTGAATAGCGAGGTTGAAATATCAAGGTATTAGAAAGTGAGGAATAATATGACAGAGAGCGAAGCAGTAGAAAAACTGAAAAATATGCGGCTGTTTATGCAGCTTGAGGATAACAAGAACGAGTGCAAGTTTACAGAAGATGATTACAAAGCCAACGAAATGGCAATACAGGCACTTGACAAGCAAACCCCGAAAAAGATAGTCACAAGGGAGCGCACAGAAAGTTTTATTGAGTATGTCTGCCCTAAATGTAAGAATGTGATAATGACTGAAATAATTAGGAATGGGTATTTTGGCGTATGTACTGCATATTGTAGTGAATGTGGGCAGAGGCTGGATTGGAGCAATATTGAAAATGGAGAAGAAACGGATGAGACTGATTGACGCAAATAATGTTATTGATGACATAAAGTGGGAAATGGGCGAAACTTATGACGATGACGTTCGTGCAGGGATGAAAAGCGTTATTGATATAATAAATAAGCGCAGGACTGCCTATGATGTGGATAAGGTTGTGGAAGAATTGGATGAAATAATATGTCCAAAACGTCTTTATTTTTGCAGAGTGTCAAAAGGTGAATGCAACAAGTCTGATGATGTTGGTTGTATAGATTGTGCGATTCAAAAGGCAATTGAGATAGTAAAGGCAGGTGGTAACGCTTGAATTATCAGAACATAGCAAGAGTCAAAGCAATAGAACAGGAAAATAAAAAGCGACTATTGAAGCTAAATCCAAAGCTGAATGACAAAAGCGGAATATACTTTCTGCTCCGAGAAGATGAAAACGGATTTAAGTATGCGTATATCGGTCAAAGTGTTGGAGTTCTCACCAGATTGGCAAGCCATATGTCGGGGCATAAACAGCATATTGATAAGTCGTTAAAGGCACACAAACTATATGACAAGGAAAATAATCCTTATGGTTGGCGAGTTGAATTTCTGAATTTCCCTGAAAACCAGCTTGACGAAAAAGAGAAGTATTACATCAAACTGTACGCTGATAAAGGCTATCAGCTTAGGAATGTCAGTTTAGGTGGACAGGGAGAAAATCGTGCTAGCGGTTCAATAGGCGAGAGAAAAGCGCCTAAAGGCTATATGCAGGGCATGCAGCAAGGTAAAAAGGTTTTGGCAAGGGAATTATCGTCTATCGCAGAAAAACACCTTAAAATCGAAATTAGAGACGATAAGAAGCATAATAAAGTATCGCAGAAACAGTATGAGAAGTTTAAGTTTTTAATGAATGGCGGTGTAGAAAATGAAGATTGATATTTTTAACACAAAGAATAAATATGATTTGATTTACACAGACCCGCCTTGGAAACAAAACAAAGGTGGAAAGAGAAAATGCAGGCCGAATCAAGGAAATGAATTAGATTATCCAACACTTGATATGTTTGACATTAGGATAATACATAAGTATATATTTGAAAATCTTTGCGAAGAAAAACACAATGTTTTTATGTGGACAATAGATAAATATCTTCATGAAACAGAGCAGATGATGAAAGGGCTTGGCTATGAACTTCATGCAAGAATGATTTGGGATAAAGAAAACGGCATTGCTCCTGCTTTTACAGTTAGATTTTCTCACGAGTATCTTCTTTGGTTTTATAAGAAAGGTAATATTCTTATGCCTTGCGATGATATGAGAGGGAAATACACAACTGTTTTAAGAGAGCCATCTACTAAGCATAGCAAGAAGCCAGTTTGTGCTTATGAAATGCTTGAGAATATGTTCCCTAATGCAACAAAACTTGAAATGTTTGCAAGGAATGCAAGAGATGGATGGGACTGTTGGGGAAATGAAGTTTAAGGAACTGATGAACGAGGACAGTTACAAGGAGAGCGAAGCAGAATGAAGATTTTAAGTAATAAAGAATATTATCATCTTGTGAACAAGATAGATACTCTTACTAAAGATAATGACTGCATGAATAGAAAACTTGATGAAATAAAAGAAAATAAACCTAATGATTGCAAAAGCAATGAGGGAAGCCACTTTTGTAACATTTGCGAGTTTGGCTATCTGAAAGTAAGAAATCCAATTGGAACAGATATTTATGCTTGCAGTAAAACAGTGCCTTGTGAGGATTTTAAGAGAAGAGAAAGCGAGTGATTCAGAATGAATGATTGCAAAGGCTGCAAATATGAAAACAGCACAGATATGGAGACATTTTTAGAATTTTGTGCAGAATGCAAAAGAGCCTATTCCAATGAAGAAGATAGGGAATTTCACGAAGATAGGTATGAAACTGTAGATTAAAAAATCAAAGAAAGGAATAGGTTGTGCGCACATAAAACCGAGGGTTTCCTTTTGGTAGATTTATGAAAGTACATTGTTTATTTGAACAGTCAGGCACATTCAAGAATGCTTTCAAAAAGTATGGAATTGAAGCCTATGACTATGATATTCAGAATGAATTTGGTGAAACGGACTATGTTATTGACCTTTTCAAAGAAATTGAGGGGGGGTACCAAGGCGAACCAAGTTTATTCGATAAGATAAGCCTTGATGATTTGATATTTGCATTTTTCCCTTGCACTTATTTTTCGGACCAGGGGCTGAGACATTTGGCGTGCACAGCTTATCAATACAGGAATTATTCTATCGAGCAAAAATGCGAAGTGGCAATTAAACGGCACAAAGAACTTGATTTATTTTATGAAAAGCTGAATAAACTGGTTATAATTTGCCAGCGTAAAAAAATAAAGCTAATTATTGAAAACCCATTAAATACAAGTGGACTTCATTATCTTACAAATTTTTGGTGCTTAAAACCTGATTTGATAGACAAAGATAGAACGGAGAATGGCGACTATTATAAAAAACCTACTCAATATTGGTTTATTGGGTTGGAGCCTAAAAATAATCTTGTTTTTGAACCGTTGGAACAAGTAGAAAGTATGCAGCCAATACAATATATGACAAATAAAAACCCCTTAGGTATAGACAGAAAAACAGCAAGGTCAATGATACACCCACAATATGCGGATAGATTTATTAGGCAATATATTCTTGATGAAAAAGTATGGAAAAGTGAATAAAAATGCAAACACACAATTGCATTTTTTATCTTTGAAAGGAGGATATTTTGGCAAAAAGAATTAGGGCAACGGCAGAGGCAAAACTTGATCCTGAATGGGAAAGAGTTTGTGCTATGGCTAATGATTTGAAATCTAAGGATGGCACTGTTCTTTGGGCATTAAGTTTCATTCATGCCTGGGAAGATGCGGTAAATATGATAAAGGAGGCGTTATGAGTTCTGCTAAATATTTCTGCTTTGGTGCAATGGATGATAAATATAGTGTTCAGTGCAAACAAAATGGCTATACACTTAAAAATTCGGAAAAATGGGACAGGATAGTTGACTGTATAATTATGCTATATATACATGATATACTCACCGATAGCCGATACAATGAGTGCCTGAATAGAGTACTGAAATTTTCTAAAAAAGACATTACAAAAGATGAAAACTAAAATCATATAAGGAGTGAGGTTTGATGGCGGTATACAGGAGTGTGCATTTATCATTTTGGACGGACAATAAGGTTGAGGATGATTTTACACCAGAGGACAAGTATTTTTATATTTATTTGCTGACGAACCCTCAGACTAATATTTGTGGTTGTTATGAGATTAGCTATTCTCAGATGACCAGAAATACCGGGTACAATAAAGACACCATAATAAGGTTGCTTGAGCGCTTTGAAAACGTTCACAAGATTATTAAATTTGATAAGAATACCAAGGAGATATTGATTTTGAATTGGTATAAATACAACTGGAGTAAGTCCGAGAAAACGCTTACTGGGGTCGAAAATGTTGCAAAACATATTAAGTCGGAAATGTTTAAAAAATATGTTTTGGATGTTGTAAGCTGCATAAGAAGTGATACCCCTATTATGGGGCATGTATGCCCCATACAAGCATCTGTATCTGATACTGATATTAATAATATATATATTAATAATAAAAGAGATATAGTTAATACATCAGAGAATATTAATATAAATAATAATATACTAGATGAATTAATTACAGAGTTTAATATATCTAACTATTTATTGGATGGTATTAATACATGGCTTAAATATAAAAAAGAACGGAGATTTACATACAAAGAGAGTGGCCTGAGAACCTTGGTTAAGACTATTAAGATCAAGGCAGATGAGTACGGAGAACAGGCTGTCATCGCAATAATTGATGAGAGTATTGGAAATGGCTATCAAGGGATAACCTGGGACAGAATAAAAAAAGTTCAACCACCAAAGTCACGGCAGAGTGCTAATGATCAGTTTGACAGGCTCATGGAGCAGATAAGGGGAGATGAAGATGGCAAAAATATTTAGATTTAGCGGGTATTTTGTTGATGGAGACATTAACCAATACGATGTAGAGGGATTCAAAGGCGCATTGACTGAAACCATATTAGGTGAAAGCACCATATGCAAGTTTCAGCAGTTGCATATTGAGGAAAGCGAAGATTTTTCAAATGACGGAGAACTGGAAGAAAATTGTGACCTTGCATTACTGACAAGGCATTTCAAGAAAGAGTCTAATTACGATTTTGATAGGCCGCTACCAGTAGCAGGGCAGAAGTACAGGCATTTTAAGATAGGAAAAGTTGTAACGGTTATAGGAATATCAAGGCACACAGAAAACGAAGAAGTATCGGTTGTATACGAATATGAGGGTACTATCTGGAATAGACCACTTGGAATGTTTATGAGCAAAGTCGATAGAAATAAATATCCAAATTCAAAGCAGAAGTACAGATTTGAACTGATAGGCGGTGATGATTACGACCGATAAAGAAACACGTAAGATAATAGCGGTGTTAATGGTTGCATATCCGAACTACAAGCCGATTAACATTGACTTTACCGTATCTGTTTGGACGGATATGCTGTCTGATTATTCTTACTCAGAGGTTGACATGGCAATCAAGGCATATATATCAACGGACACCAGTGGCTTTGCCCCGGCGATAGGTCAGGTTATAGACAAAATAAAGTCAATAACTACTCCTCGGCAAATGACCGATGCTGAAGCATGGTCGTTGGTTCGTAAGGCTATATCGGATAGTAGCTACAATGCCAAAGATAGATTTAACGAGTTGCCGGCAACGTGCCAAAGGGCGGTCGGATCACCGGAACAACTAAGAATGTGGGCGCTGGATGCGTCTTATAACGAAAACGTAGTTAGTAGCAATTTCATGCGCAGCTATCGAACAGAAGTTGCTCGGCAGAATGAGTTAGACAAAATGCCAAGAGAAATACGACAAATCATAGAGAAAATTAATAATAATTCCAAATTACTTTCAGAGCATGGGGCCAATCAGCCTAGGAAAATCACAAAAGATAAAACGATAATTGAATAAGTTGGTGAAATGATGGAATCCAGATATCAAAAACTTAAAAATGCTGGATTGTGTGTAAGATGTGGCAAAACAAGAGATAGAGATGGTGCTTATTGCTCGGTCTGCTGCAAAAAACACACTGATGAAAACAAAACGGCAAAAAAATGGTACGCAGAAAATCACATTTGCCCTAGTTGCAGAAAAGAATCCTTATACGGAGACGAAAAGCAATGCTTGGCTTGTCAACAAAAACACAACAATTTTCAAGAAATTTATAGGCAGAAAAATAGGTTAGAGCTTAACAAAAGACATGCAGATGGGGCAAGACGCATATATGCAGAGAGAAAAGCTCAAGGGCTTTGTCCTAGATGTGGGAAAATTAGACCTCAATTTGGATTTATAACATGTGGTTTGTGTCAAAAAAAAGATAATTCAACATTGCGAAGCAAATATGTACCACATCCAATAATTCCTATTGAAGGCAAATGCCGATATTGTGATAATCCTGTTTATCGCAACTATAAGGTATGCCAAAATCATTTTGATAAAATGTATGGATATCGACAGCTTAAATGGCATCCACCTATAAGAAAGGCGGTGGATGAATGATAAGCAAAAATGATAACCCATGTAAAGATTGTGTAGAACCTATCAGACACATAGGTTGCCATGGGAACTGCGAAAAATATTTGACATGGAAGGAAGCATATGATGAATGGAACAGCAAAGTGTTTAACGAGAGGTCGAAGAGTCGAGCGGTTGACAAGTATTTGATAGACAGAAGTTTAAAGACAAAGGCAGAGTATCGGAGGAAAAACAGATGAATGTTGTGGTTACGCAAAGCGGTAAAAAAGTGAATATTGCTGATATTGTTCTGCCTGATGATGTGGCGAGAACAATAGCTAGCATGATTGGTTGACAAGTAAATAAATGACAAGTAGAATGTGCCGTAGAATGTAGTGTATATGCGGCACATTTTACGTAGGAGGATAATAAAAATGGAATGTGTGGCATATATAAGAGTGTCAACAGAAAGACAGGTTGAAGAGGGTTACGGCCTTGAAAGTCAAAAAAGAGATATCGAAGAATATTGTAAGAAAAATGAAATGCTAATCACTGATTGGTATATTGATGCTGGACTATCTGGGATGGACATGAGCAAGCGTGTTGAACTGCAACGGCTTATATCGGACATATCAAAAATAAACAACATAGTAGTATATAAGCTGGACAGGCTAGCAAGGGATTCAGTAGATGCATTATACATGATTGAGAAACTCTTTACACCGAAAGGCGTCAGAGTTAATAGCGTACACGATTTTGCCAGGTATGAAACACCACAAGACAAGTTCCAAACACATATTATGGCGGCAGTTGCCGAATACGATAGAAACACAATGCTGCTGAGAATGCGCGGCGGTATGCTGGAGAGAGTTAAAAATGGCTACTGGATGGGCGGTGGCAATACACCATATTGTTACCGATATGATAAAAACCTTGGCTATCTTGTACCAATTCCAGAACGTGCCGAACAGGCTAATAGAGCTATGGATTTGTTTATTGGCGGTATGTCCGACGTAAAAATTCAGAGACTACTTGGCTATAAGAGCGAATTTGTTGTGAGAAATATCCTCACAGGGGTTGTTAATATCGGTTATATCCCATACAAGGGCGGCACATATAAAGGATTGCATGAGCCGATATTTGAGCATGACAAATTTTATCTTGCTCAGGAGTTGAGAAAAAGTAGACGTAAACAACATGTATACAGTTTTACCGAGCCACATTTGCTTACAGGTTTGTGTTATTGCAAAACCTGTGGTTGCAAGATGCGATACCAGAAGATAACTGGCATGGGGATTCATAAGATATATTGTTGCTCACACGACAAATACTTGGACTACTTGCCAAACTACAATACAGATTGCGACAACCCCGGAGCATGGGCAAGCGATATTGAAATAGCATTTGAGCATGAGATACTTGGCATCTCAATAAATCTATCACAATACAAGCCAAAGGCAAAAGAAACAAAGTTGCAAATACTGACTAACCAGCTTGAAAAACAAAAATCAAAGCTAAAACGGCTATACATTCTGTATGCAGAGGGAAACGACATGGTTTTGGATATGATTAAGACTTTGGAGACTGAGATCAGAGAGACTACCGAAAAGATCTCAGCTGAAAGAAAAAATGGTCAGCATGAGCAGAAAAAAGAATTTGTCTATGAAAATATAAAAAAACTTGCCGACATCTGGGATGGTATCAGCAAGTCTCAAAAAAACTCTATACTCAAAACTATAATTGATAAGGTGATTGTAGGCAAGGACGATATAGAAATTCAGCTAAAAAACTTTTAGCACTTACATAATGCAGTTCCTATGGCATTGAGGTGGTGCTATACCGCATATACACTACATTCTTTTTAACACATGACGCATAATGCGTCTTTTTTATTGCTATTTTTTAGGCTATATGTTATGTTGAATGTGTACTTAGGAGGTATATTGATGATTGATATATCTAAGCTGATAAAGGCTGAATATGAGTACATAAGATTAAATGCCAACTTCACAGAGCGAGAATTACAACTGTATGAGTTGCGCAACAAACAATACACATATGAAATGTGCGCCGAGTTGATGAATATGAGTGTATCGACAATAAAACGGATAGCACATCAGGTAGACCGAAAGATAAACCGGGTGATACAATAATGACACTTTGGTGAGCTGATTATGAGCGGATAACGAACTCGTTACCGCTCTTTTTTTATGCAAAAATAGAGTTATAGGAGGTGGCTTATGATTACCGACGAAATATTGGAACGTATTTTTTCTAGGGAAGATGTGGCAAAAGTGCCACTTATATATCAATCGACAATGATACACGCAATTGACGAAGAACTTGAAAAGGAGAAAGCGGATGATAGCACAGACACCTTATCAAAATATGATTTATAGTCAGCCGCAAATGGCTTATACACCTCAAATGTACAATCCATGGACAACTAGACCACAATCTCAGGTTCAGCCTATGCCAATAGAGCAACCTCAACAAGTTCAACAAGTAATGCAGCCACAAGTAAAGCCGCTTACAGGTAAGGTTGTTCAAACTTTAGAAGCAATAACGGCAAATGATGTTCCAATGGATGGCACCGCTGCTTTTTTTCCTAAACAAGATTTGTCTGAGATTTATGTTAAGGGATGGAACGCAGAAGGGCAAATCGAAACAATCGTGTATAAGCCTGTTAGAGACACAAAACCGACACAGGCAGTAAATAATACTTTTGATGCAGAAAAATTCAAAATAGACCTATCAGAAAGCGTTACAGAGGGTATTACAGCAAGATTAGATAATCTGTATTCAAAAATCGAAGAAATTGAAAGTAAATTAACAAGTTCTCAGAGGAAAAATTCGCGATCACAAAGTAAAGGTGGTGACGAAGAGTGAACCCAATTAACATTTTTCAAATGATGAAAGCTGGCCCACAACAGTTTGTACAACAGATGATGGGAAATAATCAGATTATGAGTAATCCTATGATGAAAAATACTATCAATATGGCACAACAAGGCAACGTACAGGGTATAGAGCAAATGGCGAGAAATTTGTGCAAAGAAAAGGGATTAAATGCGGACGATGTATTTAATCAGATAAAAAGTAGATTTGGTAATTAGTAGCATATTAGATGTCTTTGCAAATTACCTAGGTGACATCTTTATGAATATATTTTCAGGAGGTAACAATATGTTTTCAAACTCAAATTGTGCCAGCGTACCATTAGTAGCTAACATTGACGGCAACGGCAATAACAGCGGATGGGCTGATGGTGGATGGCTTTGGATAATCGTTGTATTTGCCTTGCTCTTTGGATGGGGCAATGGTGGATTTGGCGGTTTTGGCGGCAACAATGGCGGTGGCTATGTTGCAACAGCAGCTACACAAGCTGATATTCAGAGAGGATTTGATAATTCAGCAGTTATCAGCAAGTTAGACGGCATTTCTAACGGACTTTGTGATGGATTTTATGCCATGAACAACAGCATGCTTACTGGTTTTAACGGCATTAACACAAATATCATGCAGACAGGCTATGGCATACAACAGGCGATCAACGCTGACACTGTAGCCGGTATGCAGAACACAAATGCTATTCAGGCAACCCTTAACAACATGGCTGCTCAGAATGCCGCTTGTTGCTGTGAGACTCAGAGACAGATTGAGAGAGGTTTCTGCGACACCAACTACAACATGGCTACACAGGCTTGTGAGACAAGACAGGCTATCGAGAACAGCACGAGAAGCATCCTTGATTTCCTGACTCAGGACAAGATAGCCACATTGCAGGCAGAAAACAATAGCTTAAGGCTCGCCGCATCACAGGATAGACAGAATGCACTTCTGACTACTGCAATGACAGCACAAACACAGCAGATTGTCAACTCTGTAAATCCTACAGCTATTCCAGCTTATGTTGTGCCTAATCCTAATGCTTATGCTTATGGATGTGGTTGCAATGCAGGCTGTGGCTGCTAAAAGTAGCAGCTACGTAAAAACGAATAATTGAGTATCTTAATTGAGTTGAACTCGATTTTAACCGATTTAGCCGGTTTTAACCGATTGAACATGATTATGTCTGCTATGCAGTATTACTTTTAACCTAAGGGCAGACTGAAATATGTTTGCCCTTATTTTGTGAAAGAGAGGTAAAGATAATGGAGATAACAGGGATTGCATTACAAACAGTTTCCGCAGGCGAAGATGTTGCATTTACAGAAACACCGGTATGTGGCACTAAATGTATAGTTCACAGACAGGGGAGCGGAATTATCAAGCTAAGAGGCATTACAAATCAGTGCAAGGCAAGATTTTTAGTATCCTATAGCGGTAATATCCAGATACCAACAGGCGGTACAGTTGAAGCTATCTCACTTGCTATTGCAGTAGATGGAGAGCCTTTGCAGTCAACACGAATGATTGTAACCCCAGCCGCAGTCGAGAATTTCTTTAATGTGTCGGCACAGGCTTATATTGATGTGCCTTGCGGTTGTTGCAGTACAGTAGCGGTGCAGAATACATCGGCACAGGCTATTGAAGTGCAGAATAGTAACTTAATCGCAGTAAGGGAGGCTTGATGATATGCATAAATGGGCTAAACAGATTATGGAATGTGTCAAGGCGAAAGTTGAAGCAATCGGATTAGATAATTTTGAGGGGCAGAACCTTGACGATTTAAAGGATTTTACAGAAATAGCGAAGAACATAGCTTGCTTTGACAAGGATTACAGAATTGTTGAAGCTATGGAAAAATCAGAAGATAATGAGGACATTATGCGTATGGTTGAACAGTACGAAGATTATCCAGATAGAAGATTCTATGATAACTACCGCTATGCTAATGGCAGATTTGCGCCGAAAGGCAGAGGAACAAGGCGCGGTTATATAGAGCCTCCTTACTATCATCAGATGCCAGACGATTATAGGACATGGGAAGATAAGCCAGTGCAGGAAAGAATGAGAGACCTTGATCGCATGAGTGGTAGAATGCACTATACAGAGCCAACGACTGCTACAAGAGACAGCAGAGAAGGCAAAAGTGGCATGATGAGGAGATCATACATCGAGGCTAAAGAAATGCATAAGGATAAAGACACAACTATGCAGGAACTTGAGAAGTACCTCAAAGGAGTTAGTGAGGACATTACAGATGTGATCGGCAGCATGACCCCGGAAGAGCGGTCGATGCTCAAATCAAAAATGTCTACACTTGTAACAAAACTGTAACAATTACACATGATGTATATAAGCGTGAGGGAGTGCAAAGTCACTCTCTTGCGTTTTAAGGGGGCATATAGATTGAATTTTGAATTAAATAGTATTCAATGGCAAATTGTATGGGTAGACAATAAAAACTCGTTATTGAGCCGTACAGATGGCTCTATGAGCGTGGGAGTAACAGACATGAATACCCACTGCATATATTTGGCTAAAAGTTTGCATGGGGCATTTCTACGTAAAGTGATTATACATGAACTATGTCATTGCGTTTGCATGTCATATAACATATATATGCCGATAGAACAGGAAGAGATGCTGTGTGACTTTGTTGCTACATACGGCGACCAAGTATTTGAAATTGTTGATATATTAACAGGATATATGGGAGATAGAATGTATGGATAACATAGATAAGATATTAAAATATATAAGACGAACCAATCCGGACATGACCCGACAAAAGTTGATAGAAGAGTTAGGACAATCACACTATATTGCCAAAGCCCTTGTTATAGCATCAAATCAAAAATAAAAATTAATTTTTCAAAAATTCTTATAAAAAATATTCGGATTAATGTATACCCCCCCTATCAAATAATTCTGAAAATTTCGGACGGTCAAAAAATTTTTCCTCAACTTTTTCTCAATTTCATGCGAGTTTTGTTCGGATTTTTAAACAGAATTGAAACACTTCAACGTGGCAAAGTAAGGCATAACCCAAACCGGGACCAGTCACACGGCGAAAAAACACCGCCAGAAACGGCAGCAGACAGGCGCAATTAATAAACCACCATAGGCAATATAATTGTATAGAATTATATAGACAATTCACACAATTAAATATAAATATACAGTTAATAAGGCTATACATGAACAGCATAGCACACAGGCGCCGACATAGCAATATTATATTATCAAAGATCGGAAAGCCGCCCGGCTGGAATTGAACCAACCACAACCCACTAGAAGCGGCAAAAGGGCACACATGCGCCCTAAAAAAATGTATTTGATATTATACAGGTCAATTACTTCTCCGCTTTCTTCAACACCGCGGAAAAAATTAAAATGTGTAGAGTCCATCAGTGGCGCAGTTTTAGCAAACTGCAATAAAAATTCTCTGTCGCATGGCTTTAGTCTGCCGTGCTCCCATTGATCAGCTTCTAACTCGCACCATGTAACACTTAGACCCCGCGGGATGACTATATAGTTTTTAAAAATTTTAGGAATTATAATTTTTCTTATTTCAGATGGTAAAACCTTAGATGTTATATATTCATCATATATATCCTTGTACGCGTCGTGCTCTGACATTATATGTATTTTAGCCGCACAATCTACTTCAAGCAAAGCCACCCCATAGCTGGGAAAAGAATTTTGATTACCTAACGGACTAAATAAATAGACTTCTTGGGTGCTATTATTAGACCTTAGGCCACTGACCCAGTTATCATTTTTACAATCGTTCATGCTTAATATTCCATTTTCTGTGATTGCTTGTAAATCGCAGAGATCTACATTTTTGTATAATATCATATGCGTTCATACCTCCTTTGCTTATAATATCAAAAACAAAGAGAATATACAGCCCTTTGTTTTAAATAGCAGCAAGGGGCGGAATCGAACCGCCCGAAATTCCTTTAATTCTTGCCGATTTTACGAGAATGCCCGGCGGGCTATCTCGTCTAATATTTTATTTTTATTGTCATCCGTTGGAGCAAGAAGCCAACCCGGAACAATAACATAATTAACACATTTAACGCCGTTTATGTTCCTTTCCTGTCTCTCCACCTGCGGGTTAAGATCCATCGCACCGGTGTAAACGCCCTCACCGTCCAGCTTTGTAACATCAACGGCGATGTATTCCGCCTTTCCTCTGCGTCCTCTTGACAGCTCAACAATTATCTTGTTGCCGTTCTTATCCAGATCAGAAAATGTTATTACCTCTCTGTAAATTTTGCCATCGTGCTGCGCTCTTATTTCCTCTGTGTAGTTTCTCATGTTTTTATACCTCCTTAACAATGAAATCATGTTCAATTGTTCTGATCTGATCTTTGTTTGCTTTTACCTCTCCGATATAACTTTTGGTTGCTCTGTCATAAATTTTAATTATTCTCATTTTTTTATTCTCCTTTGTATTTTCTGCCTTGCTATCCACCAGGCACCGGCGGCAAGCTTTTGCAAGTCGTCAATGTCTGTGATGTGGAATCGTCAAAGCGTTTATCTCTTTAATGTAACTAAAGTATAACGCACATAGACACTTTAAACAAGATGGAATAATGACTAAAATAACGCACATAGAATATATAAAATTTGTGTATTATGTATAACGCACATATAACCATTGACATTATAACGCACTTATGTTATTGTTAATCTATCATATATAAGGAGGTAACACGAATGACAGAATTGAAAACAAGTCAGAGCCAGCGCAAAGCAGTGCGGAAATATGAAAATAATAACTATAGATTAAATATTGTATTCCCACGCGGAACAAAGGAACGCATCGAGGCGCTGAATTTGAATAAAACGAATTCAGCATTTATAAGAGATACTATATTAAGTAAACTTGATGAGCTTGAAAAAATATTGAAATAACGCACATATAACCATTGACATTATAACGCACTTATGTTATTGTATAGTCAACAGATAAAGCAAAGGACAACCGCCAGAGGCGGAGAAAGAGAGGAAAAAACAATGGTAACAATTAAAAAGGTAAATGAGCAGTTAGAAAAAAAGAATAATGTAAACAAAGTTTGGATAAAAGAAAATGGTGATCTTGTAATACATACAAGCGGCGCGGCTATGCCGGCAGGGATATATAATAACCCGGACGATTATTGCGAGGTCACGGACGTTTATTTTGACTGGACATCTGGAGCAGATGGAAAATACAACACGGCTAGAATTATGGCTAGTGCCGCGAATGATTTTTATAACAAGTAAAAAACATTGTCGAACTTTGCCACACGGTTATTATTGATATAATAACCGTGTTTTTTTATGCTTATTATATATTTAAAATGTTGGAGGTATAGAAAAATGTTGGAACGTGGTTATTGTTATAAGTTAAATATAAAGAGCTGTCAAACAATGATAAAGGAGTATAACAGAGCAGCACAGAAAAACGGACTGCCCCTGGCGTCTATGTGTGACATATTCGCGATCTTTGAAGAACGAAACGGCCGGGCGCGCTGCATGCTGGATTTAGGACCTTATGCACATACATGCGCAAGTGTCTGCATAGAACAGCTTGAGCAGCACAAAGCCGGGCGGCAAAGTGACGGAAGCTGGAACTATCCGACATTATTTGATCTGACAGAGCGGGAAGCAATAAAGAAATACAATAAAATGTGGGATCAGGTCGCAAACTGGCCATAAAAATCAGAGTTGACAAATAAATAAAATAATGGTATATGTTTTATTGATGTTTTTTATTCATATCAAAACACTAAAGAGGTATTAACCGCATAGAGTATATTAAACTGTATTCTATGCGGTTTTATTGTATATGTATATATAATATATAGCTAGAGAGGAGGCGGAGCCATGACAGAGACGGCAGAAAGTTTTGAAAATGATATAGAGTTATATTTACAACAATTTTGTGAAGAACAGCAAATTGATAACCTGCGATCTGTTAGCCAAACAGTGTGGAATGCCTGCTTAATATATATATATAATCATGCTTTTAAGGGCACTAATAGATTAAAATTACAAGGTAAATATGCTAATTATAATAATAATAATAGCAATCTAGCTATGTCTAATTGTGGAGCTTATAATATAGAGTATGTTAATTATATATGTGATTATTATATATATATATGTGGTTTATATGATAAAGGGTGTACTATAAGTGGTTTTTGTAAATTAACTGGTATTAAACATGATACTATATGGGACTGGGGCAGAGGCGCGAGGGTGCTTGACCCATCGGCCCGTGAAATTTATGAAAAATTGATTACAGAATACGAGGATTCCGGCGAGTCAAAATTGTGGAGTAATAAAAATCCGGTGGCCATGGCCATGATTATGAATAGGCGGTTCAGTTGGAATTTGCCAGGCGTGAGCCGTGAAAACGTAGAAAAGCCGGCCTTATCTGCTGCCGATGTGCGGCAGATGCTAGAATTAAATTGCGCCAAACTTCCAGACAATTCAGCACAAGCGGAAACTATAGAGGTTGATTGCACCGTGTCAAATTGTATGAACAATTCAAACAATTTAGGACAGGCTGAAAACGTAGGAAATAAGGCACTTTTTGACGGTAACAACACGGAATAGATACATAACTGTGCGTGAAACGTGGGTTTTGCGAATAGATACAAAGGCATAAGCGACATAATAGCAAATTGCGCGAACAATTAAAACAATATTAGTATTTAGACAAAACGAGTGCTAAAAAAGATCATTGGAGGGGGTGGGGGTCTGACAGGACCCCAGGAGAGCCCCTACTAAGCCCCCCAAATATTTTTAAAATAAAAAAGGCCTAATCAGCCATATATAAATATATCAAGTATAAACCTACACATAACGACAAAACAAATAAACATAGGGTTGGTGAGAATATATGATTGATATACCTGTTATAGACATGTGTAAAACAGGTCAAAACATAGTATATTATCGAAAACAACAAGGACTAAGTGTTAAGGATTTACAAAACATACTTAGATTTACAAATCCAAATGCGATATACAAGTGGCAAAAAGGAAGATCAATACCTACAGTTGACAATCTGATAATTTTGTCAGCACTGTTTAAAGTCCCAATAGATGATATAATCGCAATTCAGAAAAAAATATAGACAAAATCCAAATAATGTGTATATAATGCATACATAATAGTTATCTATCGGTCAGATAGATATTCTTTAATCACATCAGACAAAACTATAAAATCCCCAAAAGGAACAAAATGAACGGAATTGAATATCAAATGGCTGCCATGCGTACAAATGATGGCAGGAATAGAGATAGACTTCTTAATGCTGTTTCAACAACAAATGGAATAGACGTTGCTGAACTGCTTAATGGCGTTATAGGTCTTACAGGCGAATCGGGAGAAGTTGCTGATCTTGTTAAAAAGGGCATATTTCATGAAAAAGGCATAGACATAGACCACTTGAAGAAAGAATGCGGCGATGTAATGTGGTATGTTGCCATGATCTGTGATGCAAGCGGTTTCACCCTTGATGATGTTATGCAGACAAACAAAGAAAAACTTGAAAGTAGATATCCAGATGGATTTGACACGTGGAGAGCCAACCACAAACAGGAGGGAGACATATGATTGAACTTATCATTTTGCTTTGGATTGCAATAAAACTTAATGCTCCTGTTTGGGTATATATATTGTTGGGTATAGTTGCTTTAATTAAGGCTGTGGCGTTCGGAATAAATCTCAGCAAGGATAACTAGACATTGGGAGGTAATCATTATGGCGAAAGATAAATGCAGCAACTGTGAATACTGCATAACAGAAGATGGTGATAAGGTTTGCAACAATCAGAATAGCGAATATTATTCAGATTATGTTGAACCTGGACATGTATGTTTGGACTTTGAGAGGAATGGAAATGAATAAAAATGTATTTATTATTAACGGTTCTGGCGGTACTGGGAAAGATACATTTATCTTTTTGGTTGAGTCTGAACTATTAAAATATGACAAAGAAACAATGACATACTCGTCAGCAGAAACGGCTAAGCAGATCGTAGATAATTTGAATTTTACAAAAGAAAAAGATGAAAAGTACAGAAAATGTGTATCTGATATCAAAGCAGCTATTACAAAATTTTCAGATGTGCCATTCTTACAAATGATGTCAAAGTATGTTGAGTTTATGGCTGACGAAAATGCTGTTGTATTGTTTTTACACATTCGCGAACCGCAGGAAATAGAACGTGCGGTTGGTGCGTTTAATGCAAAGACTATACTTGTGAAGAATGATAACGTTGAACAGATAAAGTCAAATGATTCTGACGCAAACGTATTTGATTATGATTACGACATTGTTATTGACAATAGTGGTAGCAAGAATGAACTGCGAATTAAGGCCGAACAATTTGTTAAAAGTATAATGGAATAGGGTTATTGCCAAGTGGTAAGGCACAGGACTTTGACTCCTGCATCCGAGGGTTCGAATCCCTCTAGCCCCGTTACTGAGTATAGGCAGTTGTCGCAAGTAGCCTTTCCACCTATACAGTCCACCATGACTAACCATGGGAGCCTTGAGACCATACAAGGCGAATATGAATGATTAGCTCAGTTGGGAGAGCAATAGACTTTTAATCTATGGGCCATGGGTTCGAGTCCCATATCGTTCATGCGGTTAAGGTTTTCAAATTCTTTTACCTTGACCGGACAAATGTTTGTTTCATTTGTGCTCCTTTCACTCACTAGCGGAATGCTGAATAAAGGACCGTCACCAGGTCCGGTGAGTGTTTTGCGAAAATCAGCCTACAGAATGCCAACTGTAGCCGTATAGGCGGTCGAATACTCCTCCCAGAGTAAATAATCACAAGCCCCGGCATGCGGCTATATAGTATGCCGTATGTATAATGACGCGGAGTAGAGCAGTCTGGCAGCTCGCTAGCCTCATAAGCTAGAGGTCATGGGTTCAAATCCCATCTCTGCCATTTGTTAAATGTTATTACGAGGTGAAAATATGGCTAAAGGCACACATAGATGTGATCCGGATAAGTTTTCAGAGGCAGTAGCAGAATATATGGCTGGCAGAGTTACACAGGCTAAAGCTGCACGAATAGCCGGAATGAGTACTCCGACCTTTTTGAAATACCTCAATATGCTATTTAGCGGAGAACCATTTCCGGACACGTTGTTTGTTTTTGAAGATGAGGAGAAAAAATGAAGAAAATTGCGTTGATAATGGCATTAGGATTGATTACATTAACTGGTTGTTGCTCCGGACATGATGTAGAACCTACACAAAGTTCTGCTGCAAATAAATACATAGACTTGGTTGTGATTTATGAAAATCTATCACAGCAAACAGAGGTTATGTATGATAAGAATACAGGTGTTATGTATTTTCACAGGGACAGTCGATATGACAGTTTTATGACACCTATATACAATGCGGACGGCACATTAAAACTATATGAGGAGAAGTAAAAGTGTGTAGATTTTGCGATGGCAAACGCGAAAAGATAGAAAATGGTTATACATACGGAGATGCAATGATAGTTGGCGATACACATAACTGGCATCTGTCCTACGACAATAGTGGAAACGAATATGGGTCGGGGCGGTTTGACATAAATTATTGCCCTATCTGTGGCAGGAAGTTGGTGGAGAAATGCAGAGCTTAAGTAAAATGTCAGAGAAGTGCAAAACTTGCCCTGAAAGAGCTGATTGTGATAATAAAAGAATGGTAGAGTGTGCACTTGCAGAGTTACCACAACAAAATCTTGCAAGTGCTACACAAGGCTTTTCAATAGATGCGGCAATGCCAGCTTTGAGAGAAGAAATAACAAGCCCATTAAGTCCATTTAGGTACAAAGACGAACTAGAAAAAGCACTAAATGATTTGCATTTTGGAAATATGTTTATGAATGGTGCTTAGAAAACTGGTGGAAGAATGAATGAAACTATTTTATATATTTCCAAATCAGAACAGGATATACGAAGTTTTCTGAAATATCTTCAATCAAAGCTAAAAGCAGAACAAAGGGAATGTACCCTAGATGAAAAACACGATATTTTAAAAGTACCAAAATATTACGATATTGTCGGAAAGAGCATTTACAGCAACAGACTTGGGGTAGGCTACGGATATTGCAAATATTATTGTTTTTCAGAAACATATGACAAAGACAAATATAACAATACAGAAAATGAAAAACTTAAAGAAATTCTTATGTACACAAGACAAGGAGCAGAGGAAATATCGGGGGTTGACATTCTGTATATGTTGGGTTTGATTTGAAAGTTGGTGGAGGAATGATAGTTAATATTGATGCTAGCGTGTACACGATGAATAGAAAAGGCTTTAGAGGAGTTTTAAAAATAGCGTCAAAGGCTGTTAAATTTGGCATATATGCCGTAGTTAAGGATGACAAAGCAATTATGCTAAACGAGAAATATGAAGATATAGGCAGTCTTAAAAATGCAGTTGCAGAATATAAAAAGCATGGGTTTAAGGTATATTGGAATGAGAATAATAATGACGGTGGACAATCGTAAACAAGAATACACGGAAGAGCACTTTAGACGTGGTAATCCTGAAAAAGACGGCAATTATATTGTGGTATCACGCACAGGTGCTATTTGTCGTGATAACTACAGTAGCGATAGTGGATGGCAAAAGTCAGAAAATGATGGAACTATGGAGTATTTGCCACAATCATGGGAGAGATTTAATGAAACATGAAAAAGAATGGCACACTTGCGATAGGTGTGGTGTAGAAATTAAAAAAGGAATATTGTGCGGAAATTCGATTACAAAGAATGGCATTTTTAATGTCACATACGACTTGTGCTATAAATGTATGGAAGATTTTGAGGAGTTTATGAAGAATGAAAACACTAATTAATTTTGTTAAAAATTTAAAAACATTTTATCAATTTTACAGAGATTATGAATACGATGGCAATGATTGTCGATTTATAATTGAAAACTATCAAGAGGTCTTATGCAACCGTACAAAGACAATGAGCAAACCTACATATTATGCAAAAAGTGTTATTGCTCAAATGGATAGGTGGTATGAGGATAGTTGGAAATCTATGTATAAATGTGAACCATTTGAGCCGGCAGAAGAAAAAATTATGATAAAATCCGATGGAGAAACTGCACAAGTGTTTATTGACGGCAAAAAAGTAAACTGCACGGACATGGAGTTACATTTTATCGGTCATTCAAACCAAAGCCCAATGATTAAAGTTGATGCACGATGGCATAAAACGGATGAAAACGGAAACACAATTCTGAATGAGGATAAACCCGCCATATTGACAGAGGGAATAAAGATAAATTGTTAGGAGTGATATTATGAAAATATCAGAGATGAATAACTGTATTGAGAAAATGCGTGAGTGTTACAAATTTAAAGATGATGAAACAGAAATCCGCATAGGAGATATTAAAAGCATCTCCAGTAGATATGTGACTGTTTGCACAAAAGATGATAATGGAACTCAAATTGAAATGACAAGGTATGCAGATGAATTAGTAAATGTTTAGTTATTGATTATCAGTGGAAAGGAATTTTTATGAAAAAATTTTTTAAAATCATTATTCCCACTATTGTTATTGTTATTAGCATTGTTGCACTGATATTATTTTTAAATTGGGTTAATAAAACCGAAAAATACGAATGCGAAATAGAAGAGATACAAAGTGGAATTTACGCTAGATACCAAAGTACAGTTTCACGCGCCCCTGCTTACAACTATGAGATAATTACAGTTTGTATAAACAGACAACTGATAACCTACAATGGAAGTGTTGAATTTATTTTTACAGAAGATGAGAACAAAATCGAAGTTACAGAAAAACCCAATATGGTTCGCAACGATAAAATCATCGTCTATACTTCAAAAGACAGTGTTGAATACTTAGGAACTGTAGGAATTGGCAAATAAATATATTACCGGCTACAGATTGATTGTAGCCGCTACCCTAGAAAAATTATAGGCAGAGGCCATAGCACCTCTGCTTTTTAGCGAGGTGCTATTTTTTATGTCTGAATTACAGAATTTGATTAAGGATTGTGAAAAGTACATAGATATTCGGGGCATAGACGAAACAATCATCAATGCCTATCTTGATACTTGCCAACTAGCCCAAAATGATGGTGATATCACTACAATGCTTGAATGCACGGCAAGATCGAAGACAATCGTAAATCAATTTTGTTTGAAACAATTCGGCATGGACATCTGGGAAATAGAGAAATTCGCCCAGGCAAACAATACAGAGATAGAGCTTGTCAATCAATATTATCAAATTCTGAAACTTGAATCTTATGATAAATTTGAAAGTTTTATTTTTTACATGGAGAAGAATAGAGCTTGGCAGAAGAGATTTTACCAGCCTAGGAGAAAAACCTTAAATGTTGTTGCGCAAGATTTGGAAGATTTGGAGCAGCGCAAAATCAAGTTCTATGGCTTGTCTATGCCGTCCCGTGTTGGAAAGAGTACAATTTGTATTTTTTTTCTCGCGTGGATTATGCTACGCAGACCAAATAGCCATTCAGCAATGGGTGGACATTCAGGAATACTTGCTAAGGGATTTTACAAAGAACTTATGAATCTTGTATCAACGCCTGAGTACACATTTGGAGAATTGTTTGGTTATTATCACCCAAAATACAAATCAGTTGTTACGGATAAAAGTGCGGACGAATTTACGATTACGCTTGGCGATCCGGACAGATTTGCAACAATTACTTGTAGGGGTATTGATGGCACATGGACAGGTGCCGTTGATGTATCAGCGGACGGATATCTGTATGTCGATGACCTTGTGCGTGATCGTGAACATTCTCTGTCGCCTACACGTATGGAGAATACCTATCAGGAATACCTTAACAAAATGGTAGACCGTAAAAACGACGGTGCAAGAGAATTGATGGTTGGTACTCTTTGGAATGTCCTAGACCCACTGGAACGTCTCAGAAAACAATATGAAAAAGACCCTCAATATAGATTCAGGCAAATACCGGCACTTAATGAGAACGACGAAAGTAATTTCAACTATGAAATAAACGGATTTTCCACGGAATACTATAGGGATATGCGAGACAAATTGGAAAACGCTGAATGGATGGCTAAGTTCATGCAAAAGCCTTACGTCCGTGAGGGATTGCTATTCCCAACAGATAATCTTAGATATTTTAACGGAGTTTTACCAGACGGAGATTGTAGGTACATCGGTGTTACAGATATAGCCTGGGGTGGAGGCGATAGCTTATCAATGCCTATTGGTGTTGAATATGACAACGGTGATGTGTATATCATAGGTTGGGTGTTTAATAAGGGCACAAAAGAGGTTACAGTGCCACTTGTTGTAGGTCGAATTATTGAAAATGGAATAAGACAAACTAGATTTGAGGGTAATGTTGGTGGCGATCTTTATTGCCAATATGTAGATGAAAAACTACAAGAACAAGGTTACAAATGCTCATGTTCAAGTCGCAAGGCACCAAACAAAGTTGAAAAGTTAGCAAAGATAATAGCTTATTCTGGCGATGTAAAACGTAAATTTATATTTTTGGACACACATAGAAGGACCCAAGAGCAGATGCAAAAAGATGCAGAACTTGGAATAAAGAGGTATTACAGAGATGACGAATATCAAGCTGCTATGGATGAGCTGACAATGTTTGTTAGCATTGGTGGCAATGAGCATGATGACGCAGCAGACGGAATCACTCAGTTGGAAATGTTTATCGAAAATCCAGAAAATACAGCAGTAGCAGAGGCAACATTAAATCCATTTAGGAGGTATTGATTAGTGGAAACAAAGGAATACTTACAACAAATAGGCAGATATGACCGACTTATCAATAATAAGCTAGTGGAGCTTGCACAGTACAGATCTATGGCTTGTAGCGTATCGGCAGTCAAAAATGATGAAAGAGTGCAGTCATCACCTAGCTATGACACAATGGACAAGATTGTGTCTAAGATTGAGCAGATGGAAAATGAAATAGATACGCTTGTTGATAGATACATTGACAACAAGCGAATAATTATATCCCAGATAGATGGCATGTCGGATGAAATGACTTATCAGATTTTATTTTCGAGATACGTTGAGCAAAAGACTTTTGAAAAAATGGCAATAGAGATGAACTATTGTTACAAACAGATCATACGAAGACACGGTAAAGCATTACAAGAATTTGAGCAAAAATGGGGGAACATATATAAGTAGTCCCTAAATGTCCTAGAATGTCCCATAAAACATATTATATAATATATCATGAACAAGTTGATTGATAAACACTTTGTTTTTTCTCATACTTTTTCAAACCTCATAAACCCTTTAGAGGCACCAGTAGCTTTACTGGTGCTTTTTTAATGTAAAAGGAGGTACAAACAATGAACGGAATAGATATTAGTGCCTGGCAAGGCGATGAAAATATAGATTTAAGCAAAGTTCCTTTTGATTTTTGCATTGTCAAAGCAACTGAGGGAACAAGCTATAAGAACAGATACTTTACAAGTCACTGTAACAAAGTCCTGAGCAAGAAAAAACTGTTAGGTGCGTATCATTACGCCAACGGCGGTGACGTACAGAAAGAGGCTGACTACTTCCTTGCATATGTCAAGAAGTATATTGGCAAAGCCGTTCTTGTACTTGACTGGGAGGCAAAGAATAACCCTCAGTTTGGCAAGAATGATCTTGAGTGGTGTCTGAAATGGTGCAGTTATGTATATCGGAAGACAGGCATTAAACCACTTATTTACATTCAGAAGAGTGCTATGAACGCCGTAAAAAAGGCTGGATATGGCCTGTGGGTGGCTCAGTACCCAGACTATGTCGAGACTGGTTATCAGGAGCATCCGTGGAATGAGGGAGCTTATAACTGTCTTATCCGTCAGTACACATCTGTCGGAAAGCTCTCAGGTTACAGCGGCAGCCTTGATCTCAACAAGGCATATATCAGCGCTGCAAGCTGGAATAAGCTGGCAGGCAGAAGAGCCGTATCCGTACTTGCAAAGCCGACAGCCGGCAAGAAGAGCATCAATACCATTGCAAAGGAAGTCCTTGTGGGCAAGTGGGGCAACGGTGCTGATCGCAAGAGCAGATTGACAAAGGCTGGATATGATTATGCAAAGGTACAGGCAGCAGTAAACAAGCTCGTCAAGGCATCACAGATGACACAAGATAAGATCATCAATGCGGTTGCACATGAGGTCATTGCTGGCCGCTGGGGCAATGGACAGGAACGTATCAACAGGCTTAAGGCAGCAGGTTATGATCCTGATAAGATTCAAAAGAGAGTAAATGAACTCATGAAGTAGGAGTTGACATGAACAGATTACATTTGCAAGACCTTGTAAGAGGCCACTATGGTAGAAAAATAGCATATACCAATGTAGACACCATTACACCGGATAATATTGTGAATATAGTCGGTGAGTGCATAGGAGTATTTAACTGGAATAAGCCAATTATAAAGTATTTATGGAATTATTACAAAGGCGACCAACCAATAAGGTACAGAACTAAAGTAATTCGTGATGATGTAATTAATTACATCGTAGAAAATCATGCATATGAAATTGTGCAATTCAAAGTTGGACAAACTTACGGAGAACCAGTACAGTATATCAGCCGTAAAGATGATGATGCAATCAATAATGCGGTTGATGATCTGAATGATTACATGGTAGACGCTTGTAAGCAAGATAAGGACATAAAGGCTGGTGAATGGCAATCTGCCACCGGTACAGCCTTTAAAGCTCTCCAGTTTAACCCAAACGGTGATGTGCCGTTTAGGATTGTTACGCCTTGTCCGCTCAATACCTTTATCATATACAATAGCAACACTGAGGAACCGATGGTTGCCGTCACAGAATTTAAGGACAGTGATGGCAAGTGGTATAAGCAGTGTTACACAGCCACACATGAGTGCAAGATATATAACAGTACAGTTACAGGCTGGAGATTACACGCTTACGGAGATATACCGATTGTTGAGTACCCTAATAATCACGAAAGAATAAGTGACATAGAGCTTGTAATAGACATGCTTGATGCAATCAACAATATGCAATCTAACAGAATGGATAGCATAGAACAGTTTGTGCAGTCGTGGATTAAGTTTGTTAATTGTGATGTTGACAAGGACAAGTTTAAAGCCATGAAAGAAATGGGTGCCCTAGTCGTTAAATCAACCAACGGCGTCAACAACGCTGATGTAGATGTTATGTCGCAAGAGCTTAATCAATCTCAGACTCAAGTTGCCAAGGATGATTTGTGGGATAACGTTCAGACAATTCTTGCAATCCCAACTAAGCAAGGTAACACAGGCGGAGATACGCAAGGAGCTGTCGAATTGAGAAATGGCTGGGATTTTAGCAAGACACGAACAAAGTTAAAAGACCCGCTTGTTGCAACATCGGAAAAACGACTTGCAAAACTTGCACTTAATGCAATCAGACTGTATGCAGATGATTTGAAGTTGACAGTTAGAGATTTTTCAGTGCAGATAAACCATAGCCCACAGGACAATATGTACACCAAAGCTCAGACTCTGGTTGTTCTACTGCAGGCTGGAATACATCCGCTTGTCGCAATCAAGACTGTTGGATTGTGGGGGGACGCAGAAAAGACATTCTTACTGTCAAAAAAATACTTGGATAAGATATATCTAACTATAGAGAATGCAGAACAGCAAGAACAAAAAGCACAAGAGATAATAGATAATCTTGGCAACGGAGGTAATAACAATGGTGACTAGATATACAGTAGTCCAAGACGGACAAGTGTATGAACCGGGTGATGATGTACCTGATATGGGTAGCATTACTGCATTAGAGTCTAAAGGAAATTACAGAGAATACAACGCTTTGTCTAAGGATATAGATAAGCTACCAACATACGTGTCATTTGGTAGTTCATGCTACATAATAGACACGACAGACTTATATAAGTTTGACGGCGATAGTTGGATAAAACAGGAATAGAGAGGTGCGCACATGAATGCAGAGGAAGTATACACATCACTCAATAAGAAAATTAAAAAAGGTGGTATTACCGATGACCAGATAAGGCAGATTGTAGAGCAGTATTTTGAAAAAAATCCTGTTCAGGTTATAACTGATAATACCCTTTCGGTTGCCGGCACACCAGCTGATGCATTAGCAACAGGAACCGCTGTTGATTCACTAAAGGAAGACTTAGGTGATTTCTTTACTAAAACAGAATCCGTGAATAAATTCGATAAATTTTCGGTGGAAGAAAACGCTTTCTACAAAAATGTAAATGGAACGGTGACAAAATCAAGTATGACTGGATATGTAGCTTTTTTACTTCCGGTCAAAGGTGGAAAAACATACACAGTGAGTGGCACATCATATTCTGTATTGACTGTTGGTAATAATATGGAATATCTGGGGTACGCATGGAAATCTGGAGAAACAACATTTAATACGGATTTAGTAAGGCGAAAAACAGAATTAAAATATTTGGCTATATCGTTTAGAACGTCGTCATATCCTGTTGATACATACATGGCAGTTGAAAGTGATGTACTTCCAGAAGAGTACATACCTTATAGTGTACGAAAAGAGATAAACAAAGATGTCGAGATTGATTATTCACAAATCGTAGATGCCCCTCATAATGAGCCACAAATATACCATGTCGGTGTTGGCAAGGATTATACTTCATTTACAGAGTGTATTAAATCGTTATCGGAAAATGTGGCAAGCAAGATTGTGTATGTAGATAGTGGAATATATGATATTTTTGAAGAAATAGGTGGCTCAGAATATGCGTTATCAATTCCAGAATCATCAGAGGATTTGTGGAGAAATTATAATACTATTATACCTCCAAATACCAAAATTATAGGAATTGGAGAGGTTGTTTTCAATTTTCTTCCAACTCCAGAGCAAATGACATCAACAAGTGCAAGATATCTTTCACCGCTAAATGTTTCTGGAAATGTTGAAATTGAAAACATAACAATAAACGCTGATAATTGCAGATATTGCATTCATGATGAAACAAGCGGAATTGCCGAATTTACAGGAAGCACACATAAATATAGAAATGTGCACCTTAATAAAAAGAGAACTGCTATGGGAATAGATTGTGCTTTTGGGTGTGGGTTTAATGCGTCTGAAGTTTTTGAATTTGACGGATGTGTTTTCGAGTCAAACGATAGAGCTATTAGTTTTCATAACCATACATCTGACAATGATGGGACAATCATTACAATAAAAAATAGTGCATTTATCACTAAAAAAGATGGTACACAAAGGTCGTTGCGGTTTGGAAATGTAAACAGCAAGCAAGCGCATATACTTGTTAATATATTTAACACATATATTAATGGACTTATAACAATACAAAATGAATCATCAGAAAAACCAAACGCGTTCGATATCTCTCTTTTTAATTGTGGTGAAAAAAAAGTTACTGTCGAATGTGCTATAAATATTTATATTCCGAAGATATACAATTTTAGTTAATTAAATCGTGCTTTTTTACTTGAATTGTTGAAACAGGCTTGACAGGACGAACTGGGGTTACTCAAGGTAGCAAGAAAGGTGGTAAGCAATGATAATAAGAGCAGAAGAACCACAGCAAGAAGTTGTTATAAAAATAGATACCAAAGGAATAGCATGGGTGTACTTGTGTCTTAATGAAAGAATTAAGACGGAGGAATATGCAGAACCCGGAAAGCAGTCAAAAACACATACATACTATGAATATGATGGAACACAGTTTCATGCTCCTGTTGAAAGTCTTGACCTTAAAGACATCAATAACAATCCTCAGAAGTATGACGGCTATGAGCCAGCCAAAATACCGTCTGATATTGAGCGTATAGACGCACAAGTAACATATACGGCAATGATGACTAACACACTGCTGACGGAGGAATAGCCTATGTACGAAAAAATAAAAAAATGGTATCAAGTCTATCATATATGGAATGCTGAAATGGTCAAGCAAGCCCGTGATAAAGGACTGATAACAGAAGAGCAATACAACAATATAATCAATGGAAATTAGCAATCACGTTTGTGGTTGCTTTTTTTTATACAAAATTTCGCAAGTGCCGTGAGCGTAGAAAACGGCAATGTCAATCGGTGGCGTTGCACCGTATAAAAACGTAGACATACGGAGGTAATCAATGAAAAGAGAAGATTTAGTATCAATGGGTTTGACCGATGAGCAGATCGAAAAAGTCATGGCCGAAAATGGTAAGGACGTTCAATCTGCGAACGCAAAGGCAAATAAGAACAACACAGAACTTGAAAGACTCAAGGCTATCGAAAAAGAGTATGAGGATTTAAAGGGCCAGAGTATGTCTGAGGCAGAAAGAAATGCCAAAGCTCTTGAAGATGCTCAGAAGAAGATAGCAGAGCTTGAAAAGACACAGGCAATTGCAAGCCAGAGAACAAGTGCAGCCGAGAAATTCAAGATTTCCGCTGAACAGGCAAAGCTAGTGGTTAAGGATGATGGTTCTATGGATTATGACGCTCTTGGAAAGATTATCGCAGATAAAGAAACTGCCGCTGCCCAGGCTAAAGAGAAGGAGATAGCCAATGGCTCAACACCGCCGGGTAATGGTGGTACAGGTAGCAATTCAAGTGACACAAAGACGGAGGCAGAAAAAATAGCCGCCGGTCTTATTGAAAATCAAAATACAAAAAATGATATTTTGAAACATTACATTTAAGGAGGGAAATATAGATGCCAAGTATGAATATGCAGTATGAAAAAACAACATACTCAGGTGATGTGCAAATTCTCAAGAGAGAGCCAAACGAGGCCATACCTCTTACTTTGGATTTTGAAGAAGTTACAACAAAGGTGAATGGCAAAAAGATAGTTAAAGCCGGAACTCCAATTGGTAAAGATGGCAAGGCTGATAACACAGCAACAGTGGTTGGCATACTTCGATTTGATGTAACAGAAGATAGACCACAGGGAGTTCTTCTCAAGAAAGCATATCTTGACACGGCGGTTGCAGAAAAACATTCAGGAGTAACATACGATGCAGCAGTCAAAACGGCTCTGCCAATGATCGTATTTGAGTAATTACAGGAGGTAAAAACATATGCTAGTAAATGAAGTTATTGACAGTAAGTCAATTGCGCTGTCAGCAACAGAAAACGCAAGTAATCAGATTCCGTATCTTGGATTACAGTGGTTTCCAGAGAGAAAGAAACAGGGACTTGACCTGCAATGGATAAAAACACATAAGGGACTTCCTGTATCTCTTGCACCATCTAACTTTGATTCAATTCCAACAATCAGAGCTAGAGAGGGACTTTCCAAGGAAAAGACACAGATGGCATTCTTCCGTGAGGGAATGACCATAGGCGAAGCAGAAATGCTTGAAATAGAAAGAGCAAATACTGCTGATGATCCATACCTTGCAAGTGCTCTTAGTGCGGTATATGACGACACAAGCAGACTTGTAAGTGGCGCAGAGGTTGTTCCAGAGAGAATGAGAATGGCTCTTCTTTCAACAGTAAATGGACATCCAGCTATCACTATTAAGAGTGACGGTGTTCAGTATTCCTATGATTATGATTCTGACGGATCATATACTACGGATCATTACATCAAGCTTGATGGAACAAGCATGTGGAGCGACACAGAAAATTCAAAGCCGCTTACAGATCTTAACACAGCACGTAAAAAGTTAAAGAAGAAAGGCAAGATTGCTAAGTATGCACTTATGAATAGTAATACATTCCAGTATCTTCTTGACAATGCACAGATAAGAAACTCAATCCTTGCACAGAACCTTACAGCAACTATTGAGGTTGATGACGATGCTGTTATGTTAGTTGTGCAGAAGAGAGCAAAACTTACTATCGTGCTTTACGATAAGATGTACATTGACGATGAGGGCAATGAACAGTATTTCTATCCGGATAATAAGGTTACACTTCTTCCAGAGGGTAATCTTGGCAATACATGGTTTGGCACTACACCAGAAGAGAGAACTGCAAGACAGGTAGCAGATGTTGATGTAACCCAGTATGGTACAGGAATTACAGTCGCTACAAAGACAGAATACGGTCCACCAATGAAGATGTCAACATTTGCGTCTGAGGTTGTTCTTCCATCATACGAGAATATGGATAGCACTGCCGTAATTGAAGTTCATCACGAGTAGGAGGGCAACTTATGATATATCCCTATATCGTTGTAAAAGATGGGGTATGGTATGATGCCGGAAATGACGTTCCGGAAACAAGCAAACCAGAAACAGAAAAAACTGATTCTGATGTTGCTATTCATACCAAGACCGAGATCAACAGAATGTCAACAGACGATCTAAAAGCGCTTGCAATATCAGAGGGCATAGATAATGCCGAAAACATGACAGGTGGCGCATTAAAAGAAGTGCTTATAGCTCATTTTGCTTTGTAGGAGGTAGTCATGGAATACACATTGGTAGAGCAAGTCAAAATACGAAAAGGTCAATATGAAGTCGGTGACGATGGCTCTATCAAGTGGACTGATCTACAGGATAATCCAAGAATAGAGCAGCATATTGAAGAAATTAAGCAGGAAATACGCAACAAGCGTAATTACCCATCCGATTACACAGATGAGCAAATAGAAGAAGATATGAAACGATATACTACCAATATAGTCAGTTTGGTTGTATACGACTTATCTCAAGCTGGTGAGGAATACATGGCAAGTTTCGGTGAAAATGGAGTCAGTCGTAGTTGGATTGACAGAAATAAGCTGCTAGCTGATATATTCCCATTTGTTGAGATATTATAGAAGATTGTGCGTTACCTAACGGTAGCAGAGGGCATACATTATGGTGGTGGTGGGCAGTATGCGAACATAAGAGAAAGGCGGTAGATATATGCCAGTAGCAATAATTATCAGCATCATATCGGTTACTTTCTCTATTTTTTTTGGAATTGTCAGCCTTGTGCTGAATATCAAGAATAATAGAAGAACTGATAACTCAGACCTAGAAGATAGAGTCCGAGAAAACACCCGCATAAATATGAAGTTAGATGCCATATCTAGCAACACCAAAGAAATAAAAGATGAAGTTGTGGAAATGAGAAAAGAACTTAATTCTCATGACAATAGAATTATTAAAGTTGAGGAAAGTGTCAAGTCACTTCATCATCGCATAGATGGAATGGAGGCACGACTCAACGAAAACAAGGAGGTGTAAAGAATGGATGTTATACAGAATCTTGTAGCCAACATGGCTATTATAGTGTCTGTCATAGGCGCACTTACATTTGTTGTGGCGGTAATTACACAAGTAATCAAAGGCGTTGGTGTATTTAAGAAGATACCAACCGACATACTGGTGTTTGCACTGTCCATAGGTATTACCGTTGTGGCTTTTATTGCCTATATGCAGTACATACATATGACAATACTATGGTATATGATTCTTGCAGCTATCCTAGCCGGATTTATAGTTGCATTTGTAGCAATGTATGGTTGGGAAAAGTTATCTGAGCTTTGGAAACGATTTGGCAAGGATGTGAAGTAATGTCGCTTGAAATCAATAAGCAATCTATGAAATATGCTTCTTATGGCAAAGAAGTAGAGATATATGAAAAAGATGATGACGGCAATATAAAGTATTTCATTACAGAAGAGGGACAAAAAATACCTCTTATAGACCATAAGGAAATATCATACGAAGAGCCTGTATTATTTAAGGCGAATATCTCTTTCTCCGGCGGTGAAGCACAGGCAAAAGAATATGGCTTTGATGTCAACGATTTTGATGCAATCATAGTTACAGATAGAGGAGCATACCCTATTAAAAAAAGTGACATTATATGGCTTGATAGCAAAGTTGAATACACAGAGGATGGCTATATTGATAAAACTTCTGCTGATTTTACAGTTGTAGGAGTCAAGCCAGCTTTGCGGTCAACAAAATATGTCCTTAAGGCGGTGGTCAAGTGAAAAAAACAATAGATGTATCTTTGTCTGTGAGTAGTTTACAGAATGCAATCAAGGAGCTTAAAGCCTATCAAGCAAGGCTTGACCATAAATGTGCCATTATCGCTGAAAGATTGGCTGATGATGGTGTAGAAGTTGCTAGAGTGCAATTGGCGAATTTAGATGCTATCTTTAAAGGTGAGTTGATTGAAAGCATACAATCAGAATGTGTTACAGATACAGAGGGTAGTCACATTTGGGCAGTTGTAGCCGGAACAGATCACGCAGCATTTGTTGAGTTTGGAACTGGCGTGATAGGACAAAAGAAACCATACAAAGGCGAATTACCTCCGGGAATATCTTGGCAATATGCAAGTGGTCAAACAATCCACCAACTCAAAGATGGTCGAATTGGCTGGTTTTACAGGGACGACAATGGCCATTGGTGGTTCACCGAGGGTATGCCGTCCAGACCATTCATGTACAATACTGCTCGTGAACTTGAAAGAAAAGTCAAGAATGTTGTGAAAGAGGTGTTTGACAATGGATAATGCATGGGCAATAGAACTTGGCCCGACAATATATAGCATTGTCAAGGCCAAAGCAACAGAACAACTTAAGGATAAATACCCAACGCTTAACGTTACAAATAAAGGTGAATCAGATCAACCGGCAGTATTCCCAACAGTCTATATTCACGAACTACCTGGAATGGAGTTGGGACAAGATTTAGAGGGACAGACAATCAACGCTGTAAGAGAAACAATACAGGTTGATGTGACTTCTAACAAGAATCACAGCGAATGTAGAAAGATTATGTCCAAAATAACGGACATATATAAACAAATGAGATTTTCAGTTACCGGAACACCTCAATACAGTGTTAATGGTGGAACTTATATATGTAACATGCGATTCAGCCGTGTGTTTGGGGCTGGTGACACAATATTATAGTTAGCAATTAGAGCCATGTGGCTCTTTTTTTATGCACATTTTTAAGGAGGTAAAGACATGGCAGTACCAGGATTAAGTTCACTGGGTATTACTTTTGGTTATGGTGTTGAAACAGTCGCAGGCGAAAAGCCGACCAAATTTACTCAGTTGACCAGAATCAATGAGCTTGGCGATGCTACAGCAGAACCAGAGGCTATTGACGCATCTGCTCTTGAAGATTTTTACACAAGAAACATATCTGGCAGAACTACTGTATCTGATACATATACAGTAACCGTCAACTTGACACCAGATACACTGGCGGAGTGGGAAAAGGTGCTTGAAGAGTACAAGAAGTTAGAAGGAACAGGCAAATCTATGTGGTTTGAGACAATTACACCTGGATTTACCAAGGCAGAGTTTATTAAGGCTCAACCACCATCAGTTCTTCCAGTGGCTCCAAAAGGTCAGAATGAGCTTTTAACAGTTGAGATCAACCTTATACTCGAAGACCTTGTCGGCTTTGATACAAAGGTAGCTTTTACACCGGGGGAATAACAAACCGCTCAGATACAGCCGTGCTGAGCGATGACGATACAAAAGATACAAAATCGGCTGATTATACGTATTAAGCAAACAAGGGGCGGTTTTCGGACTGCCCCTTTCCTATTAAGAGTAGGAGGAAAGGAAAATAGCATGACAATTACAATGAATGGCAAGGAATACAATATTAAATTTGGTAATAAGGCAGTAGCTAGGGCTGGATTTATCAGCAAGCTGGCAAGAATTGGAGTAATGCAGTCAAGTACAGACGATGGAGTTGGGGCAATAGAGGGAATGGAGCAAATGTATTTGTTAATGCCGCAAATTTTACTTGCTGGATTGCAGGCTAACCATTCAGATGAGTTTGGTTACAACTTAACTACAGGAAAAGGCCGTGACGAACAGCTTAGTAAGGTTGAGGATATGCTTGACCATTTTGTAGACGAGGAAAATGGAGATTTTCTTAAGCTCCAGGAGGATGTCTCAAATGAGATGCTTCACAATGGTTTTTTAAAGAGACTGTTCGAGGAAGAGACAGCAAAAGTGCAGAATCAGGCACAGAAATAATCCTTGAACAGGATAACAAAGACTTTAATTACGAAAATTACTGTAATGAAATACGCCCCCGTTGGTTAATGATGACCAAAGGCTATGGACTTACAGTTGAGGATATTGACAAGTCTTGCCCAGCAGAGCTTGAACCATACGAAAAAGCCTACCATATGGCAGAAAAGGAAAACGATTCTCAAATTTATGCGTGGGTAGGAACGTATATCAGGTCTGCTCTTTGCTTTGCAATAGATCATTGCCTTAACGGCAAGAAAGCAAGTTCAGAGTATCTTAAAGCTCCACTTATGGAAAATGAAGAAGATAGGGTAAATAGACTTAGAAATGAGTTTATTGAAGAACGATTAAAGGCAAAGCAAGAATGGGATAGGACACACAATATGATTGACGGCAAGGACTGATGTTTTTGCCGTCTTTTTTATTACAACAAGGCGGTGAAACATGGCAACAGTAGATAATCTTGAAGTTAAAATACATGCAAGTGCAACACAAGCAGTTAATGCGATAGACAAGCTATCAAATAAGCTTGGGGTGCTGTCTAAAACATTGCAAGGAATTGATAGCAATGGCATAGCTAAATTTGCGCAAGGTATGAATCAACTTGCACAGGGCATGAATGCACTGAAAAACGTAAAAATGCCTGATTTTAACAGAGCCGCCAAGGGTATAAAACAATTCGAAAACATCAACAGCGCAAAACTTACAGCGGTTGCAAATAGCATAAGCCCACTTGCCTCCAGTATATCAGTATTAGGAAACATGCAGTTCAACAACAAGGGCCTTACGAACTTCATTAATTCCATTACAAGGCTGTCTAATTCGAACATTAACGGCATGAATATAAATGCTATAGGCCAACTTGGAAATGCAATTGTAGGCTTATCTAGCACGTTACAAGGCGCTCAGAATGTTAGTACAAATGTAATACAGCTCACCAATGCAGTTGGCAGACTTGCCAATGCCGGACAAAAAGCAGGCGTTGTATCAGCAACATTACCACAATTGTCTGTGTCACTTCACAATTTGCTTAATACTATGGCGCTTGCGCCACAATTATCCGCTGGAACAATACAGATGACCACTGCACTTGGCAATCTTGCGTCAGTAGGCATAAAAGCCACACAAACCGCAGGTGGACTAGGGACGCTTGCAGCAGAACTTAAGAAGTTTATGCAAGTTATGGCTACAGCACCACAAGTATCACAAAATGTAATACAAATGACTCATGCCCTTGCAAATTTGGCAACACAAGGAAGTAGAACGGCAAGTGCAAGCAGAGGTATACAGAATAGTTTTTCCGGTATGGGCAACAGTGCTAAAAGTGCTAGAAAACATATATGGAGCCTTGCATCGGCAGTTGGAAAACTGTATGCAGCTTTTTGGGCAGCGCAAAGAGTATTAAGTGGATTCAAAAAAGCCATAGACATTTCATCTGATCTTACTGAAGTGCAGAATGTCGTTGTTAATACGTTCGGTCAATACACGGACAAATTGGAGCAATTCTCCAAAACATCAATAAAAATGTATGGAATGTCAGAATTGTCGGCAAAACAGACAGCTGGTAGATTTCAAGCTATGGGACTTGCTATGGGTGCGCCCGTTAAAGATATGTCTGATATGTCAATACAGCTTACTGCATTATCGGCAGACTTAGCCTCTTTCTACAATATCTCACAGGAAGAAAGTTCGCGTAAATTATGGTCAATCTTTACTGGTGAGACAGAGCCTATGCGAGCTTTTGGTATTGACCTTACTAACGCAACCCTCAAAGAGTATGCAATGAAAAAAGGTCTTGATGCCAACATATCCTCTATGACTCAGCTTGAAAAAACGATGCTGAGATACCAGTATGTCATGGATAACACCAAGAATGTACAAGGGGATTTTGCACGTACTAGCCAGACATGGGCTAACCAGTTACGTATCTTACAGGAGCAAATAAAGGCGATCGCTGGCGTATGGGGCAATGCATTTGTCAATATGTTAAAACCGCTTGTACAGGCGCTTAATAAGGCTTTATCGGCGGTTTACACTTTTTCTGAAAAGGTAGTAAATGCCCTTGGTGCAATTTTTGGATGGAAACTAGAGATACAAAAGGGTGCTATATCTGATGATTTTGAAGGTGCTGCCGGTGCTGCTGATGATATGGCAAGCGGAACTAAAAAAGCCGCTAAAGCGGCCAAAGATTTAAAAACACATCTTCTTGGAATTGATGAGTTAAATGTTGTTGAACCGGATAAAGACACAGGCACAAACGGTGGTGGTGGTTCTGGTGGAGGCACTGGTGTAAGCGGTGCTGGTGGCAACAATGGACTTAAATACCAAATAAAAGAAACAGAGGGACTTTACAAGTCTAGCATCAAAAACCTTAACCAATTAGGCAAATATATCAGTGATAGTTTGTCTAAGGCAATGGAATCTATTAAGTGGAATAAGGTATACAAAAGAGCAAAAAATTTTGGTAAAGGACTTGCCGACTTCCTGAATGGCCTTATCACTCCGAGATTGTTTTCTAATCTCGGTTCAACAATTGCCGGCGCAATAAATACAGCGCTCAGTGCTGGGAATACTTTTGCGATCAATTTTGATTGGAAAAACTTGGGTAAATCGCTTATATCTTCAATAACTGGATTTCTTAACACCTGGGACGCTGGACTTACAGGAGCAACATTGTCTAATTTTGCTATAGGCATATGTAAATATGTTGTTAGTGCTTTTGATACCGCAAATAAGGATAATCTTTGGCAAAAATTAGGGCAAAAAGTTGTTGATTTTATTTGCGGTATCAACTGGGGAAATCTTGTTTGGAATTTAGGCTCACTAATTGTCACTATGGCAAAAGAAATTCCTAAAATACCATTGCAAATTTATGAAGGTGTAGGCCAAGCAATAATTGATAAAGTATTTGGAGAAGGCTCATATAGCAAAATATCCAATTCCAAATTATTCAAGGGCATAAAAAAAGCACTTGAATATATCATAGCACCGATGAATTTAATTGTAGATATAATCAACAAGATCAAATCTGGTGTGGGCAAGTTGTCTCCATATACAGATAAGGTTGTAACAGTATTAAAACCCGCATTAAGCACAGTCTCAAATTTGTTAAGTACGGTTTATTCGGTTATTTCAAAAGTTGCCAATGCAATAGGTGAAAAAATTTCTCCGGCATTAAATTCAATAAAAACTGTGCTTTCACCTATATTGTCTGTTGCATCAGCAATTAGTTCAGTTATTCGGCAATTAATTGGTAACTGGATTGTTAAAAAAATTGCGGATATAAGTGCAAAAGTCCAAATTGCATGGGACATTGTTAAGCCTGTTTTAAATTCAATTACCGAAAAATTGAAAACACTTTGGGAATATCTCAAGAAAATTGCGGACAAATTAAGCAGTGTTGCAAAATTCGGAATGAAAACAAACCCTATAGTTGGATTATCAGGAATCATAAGCAACAAGTTCAATATTGATACGACCACCAACGGAAAGACTGATAAAAATTATAAAAAACTGAATAAATCAGTTCGTAGTGCTATATCGGCTTTTGATGGAAAAAATGTTGATTACAACGTAGACACATCGGTTAATGACAACAAGACAGACAACGTAGCGACCATAAGAAATATAGGAAAATTATGGGCCGATACTTGGAAAGGCAAGAATGCTAAGTATGATGCGCAAACCGCCACAAATGGACAAAATACATCAAGTAGCAGCATCTTATCCGGAATAGCTAATCGGTGGTCATCTGTATGGAAAGGCAAGAGTGCTAGGTACGATGCACAAACCGCTATTAATGGTCAAAATGCTACTACAGGTGAAAAACTTTCTAGTATATCAAATGTTTTTAGCCGGTACTGGAAAGATAAAACAGTTAAATATAATGCAAATACTGCCGTTAACGGTACACCAACAACTAGCGGTAGTGCGGTTAAGTCAATTAACGATACATTGCAAAAGAACTTTACCGGAAAAAGCGTACAGTACAATATTAAGACACAGACAGATGAGGGCTTAAAAAAACTTGGTGAAAATGCCGCAAACAAAATTTTCATGGGTATGTCCCAAAAAGAAATAAAATTCAATGTTAAGCAAGCATCAGACCCACTTAAGCAAGCGATGTCTGGTACTTTTAGTTTCATGCCAACTTATGCAACCGGAGGATTCCCAGAAGACGGATGGTTCCGTGCAAACCAAGGTGAGATAATGGGTAAGTTTGACAACGGAAAGTCTGTCGTTGCAAACAACGAACAGATTACCGCCGGTATAGCAAGTGGAGTTAGGCAAGCAGTTGATGACGCACTTACGCCTTATCTCTCCCAAATTGCCCGGAATACAAGGGAAACAGCAGATAAAGATACATCTATCAATATTGATGGTCGAACCCTTGTCAGTGAAACGGATAGGCGTAGATCACGTAACGGTCATCAATTTACAACAGCATAGAGGTGATAATATGGCACAAGGATTATCAAGTTTTTTAAATGTCAACGGTGTGGACTTTCCGTGTCCGGCCGTTGGCTTTACTTATACCATTACAACGACAGTTAATGCTGGACGTAATGCAAATAATGTAACTATTGGTCAAAGAATTGGCAGAGACTTGTATAAACTGGACAATATGAAGTGGGTCGGCCTTGAACCAAAAATTTGGCAAGCAATGTTAAAAGCGGTTGAACCATTTTATATCCCAGTTACGTTTGAGGATTACCGAACAGGCAAGCCGATAACAATTATAATGTATCCGGGTGACAGAACAGCAGAACCGTTGTTTGCAAGTCCAAAATCGCACATAGTAACTAAATATCGTAACTGTCAGTTCAACCTTATAGATACTGGTAGGTGATGTAATGCAAAATGTAAGCAAAAAATATAAGGAATCTATGAAGTCCCTTAACCGAAACAGAGGTTATATCAAAGCAACAATAGGCCTTGTAAATTCCCGAGCCCAAAACGAAATAAAACTAGACAAACAAACAAAAACAGTAGCATATTCTAATGACATTGCCCCTTTTGATGGCGAAGAAGTAACTAGAATATATGCTACAGCAGAACCTGGCATTGCTGTCCTCGATGGCAATGCTTTTTTCTTGCCTAGAACTGGCACTGATTACTATAACAACGGCATTGTAACTGCTGATATTATGGGAACAGTTACAATGACATTTGCTAATCCACATACTATTAAGGGTTTGACTGTCAATTTTGGAAAATGTTATCCGACTGAATTTGATGTTATTACTAATAATGGTACGAGCCATTATAGAAACGCTGATGAAGTATGGACTACGGAAGATGTTTTTGCAGACATAACATTTATTACAATCGAACCAACTCAAATGCGTTACGGGCAGAATAGATTGAGAATATACTCATTTAAGTGTGGCCTTGCAAAAACATTTACCAATGAAGAGGTAATGGACTACAGTAGCAAAGAATATGTATCTCCAATAACAGAAACCATACCATCAATGGATGTTATGATTAAAGTTGATAATCAAGATCAATATTACGATCCAGACAATCCAGACAGTGCAATACAGTATATGGGAATCGGTCAAGAGGTTAAAGTACAATTTGGTTATGATGTAGACGGACAGGGCAATATTGAATGGTTGCCGGAGCAAACCACTTACTTATCCGCATGGTCGGCTAATAGTAGAGAAGCGACATTTAATGCTACAGATAGATTTACATTGTTAACCGGGCAATACTATAAAGGTCAGTATTATGCAAATGGGATTAGCTTGTACGATTTGGCACTGCTAGTATTGGCAGATGCAGGAATTACAGACAGTAGTAACTATTTTCTTGATAATTTTCTTAAAAATACTGTAACACACAATCCGTTACCAGTTGCTACGCACGCAGAGTGTTTGCAGATAATTGCCAATGCCGGCAGATGCACTTTGTCCATTGACAGGCAAAATAGGATTCATATACAATCCGCAATTACACCAACAGAAACAATATCATCAAATGGACAGTTAGATTTTAGTGATATTGACAGCGTGTTACATGATGATAATGGAGCATTGACAGCTAAACAGTATGCAATGTTAAGGCTGACAGCAAGCAGGTATGATACATACAAATTAACAGCTTATGAGTATGCTACACAAGCAAAATTTAAACTTAAATAGTAGAGAGGTGATTTTTTGGCATCGCAAAATAAAACGGAGAATCTTGAATTATGCCAATTCGGTAATGATGATATTCCAGATTGGCGAACAGATTACACAGGAGACATGGACAAGATAGACAAAAGTATAAAAACAATATCAGATGAAGTTGCAGAAGTAAAAAAATCTGTCAGTGATGGCAAGTCTAAAGTCGCCAGTGCTATCACTGAAAAAGGTGTAAGCACAGAGGCGACAGATACATTTGATGTGATGGCTGAGAATGTCGGAAAGATACAGACAGGCACATCAAACACACAGATATTAAGCACAACAATGATATCCGGTGTGGTGCAGTGCCGAGTGACACATGAGATAGATAATACATTAGATTAAAGGAGGAAGTATATATATGTTGACAAATAATTTTGCTGGTCTTGTCAGCCTGAACTGTCAAATTAGTTCAGGCAATTATGTTGTGTGTAAAACCACAGAAAACAAAACAGCTAGCGCAAGTTACTCCTGGTTTAGACAGCTGTTTAGCGCATCGTTGTCTTTAAAAAATGTGCCTAGCTCAGCCACAACCGGAGTTTATATAGTGTTAGGAACAGGCACAACACCAGCAACAGCGGCAGATATAAAGCTTGAAAATGTGACAGAAGACTATGAGATCATCACACAAACTAAAGATATACCGCAGACATTTTCAAGTTCAATTATAACTATCACTAGAGTTATACGAAATACAGGTAATGCACCACTAACCATATCAGAAGTAGGGTTATATGCGAGTTATGCAAGTGCTTTCACGGGAGCAATGATGTTAGCACGTGAAGTTATCGAGCCGGTAACATTACAACCCGGCGAGAAGCACTCGTTCACAATGGATTTGTGCGTAGAATAGGAGAAGGTGCAGAGCATGAAAACAGCTTACGCAATGTGCAGTACCGGGTTTTCACGACTTGACAGCGGGAACCTTTGTTTTTTACCTAAAAACAAAATATATAAAGAAGTAGGATATGTGAGCAAGGAAATAGCAAACGGCATTGGCGAGTTTTCTGCAAATCCTACAATTACTCTCAATTTAGATATATCTTACAGTTGGTATGGATTTATAATTAATTTTAGAAACTGTAAACCTCTTGAATTTAACATAAAAACTTATGATAATGATACGCTTGTTGATAATGTTGTTATTACCGATGTAGATAGCCTTAACTGGACAGACTACAATCGTTATGGCTCTGCGAACAAAGTTGTTATTGAGTTTACTAAAGTTGAGCCATACGCAAGAGTATCGGTTGACTATATAGGAATTGGTGACGCAGCTGACTATGAACTGTCCAAAGATGATATGTTTGATACACCAACTGTTACGATGGAAGATAAATTAAAGTCAATTACCGTTCAAAAACAATCATATAAACCCGGCACCGACAAAAAAGAACTTGTGTCCGAAAAAATTACTGTCAATTCCAACAACAATATTGTAAAAGTTGACTTTTCAGCACCTAGTCACGATTATACCGCCATCACTGATGCAAGTAATGTGACAGTTACAGTTGTAGAAAGTGGTGCCTATTACTGCATGCTAAAATTTGATGGTCTAACTGACAAAGATACAACACTTACGTACACAGTCAGTGGATATGAGTATGTTGTGGACACTAAAGGATTAACCCATAGATACAATAACAACGGAGCCAAAACAGTTAATTGGAACAACCCACTTGTTGATAATACAGAAGCAGCTAGTTTGCTTGATGATTGGTTAGCGAATTATTACCTAGGTGCAGTTGATTATTCAATAAGTTGGCGTGGAGACCCTAGCGTAGATGCTGGGGATTTATTCAATATGGTCAAGGCGAATGGTGACAAAATAAAAATTAAAACATATCAAAACGAACTTTCATTCAATGGTGCATGGAGTGGGAAACTTAGTGCTAGAAAGGCGGTGGATTAATTGTGGAGTAAACCTAAGACCGATTGGACAAGGACTGATGCGGTCAACATAGAGGACTATAATCGACTAAAAAATAATATCAACTATCTGCATGATAATGCGGTTTCTTTATGTGCCCCTGTTACAGGTTTTGAGAATATGGGTGCCGATAAGACGTATACAGATTACTATTATGCGGATGAATTTAATAAATTTGAACAAAATATAGAAAAAATCAATGCGGTTGTCTATCCACAAGATATAGGCACAACACAGCGATTCTTCGACAACGGAGCATTTATCTCAGCTGAGGAAGTGAACAGGCTGGAGTCAGCGTGTTTGGCTATTAAGGATGTGTTAGACAGAATAGACAAGCGACATATACCATTCAGACTTGGTGCATACAGAGATATAAGAATTTAGGAGGTACGATATGGCTTTAAAAACAGACTACAAAGAAGATATACTTGCAAGTGGTAACACAAGACGCAAGTACAACATGATAACCAACGATGATGGAACGGTCAGCTTTGAGGATGTGACAGAATATCAACAGACAGGTGACAATTTTGGTGCAGGAGATATAAATAGCACTAATACTGTGATTAATAACATGAACACAGGAATAACTATTTTAAAAAAAGGATATGTGGATTTTGAATTTAAAAGTGGAGATAGCCTTAAAGGAAAATATCAAGAAATTAAAAAGAAGATAACAATTCCTGGTGGAACAAATTTCCTTTTCCTGTCGTTGGCTTTTGTTAATGTTCGCTCAATTGCTGATGCGGTCACAATGTTGAATGGTCCTTATTATTCATTCGAAGACTCGGACAAAGATCAAGAGGTCGAGCTTGAAATGAACGGAACTACAGATGGTTCAGGATGGCGCGTGAGAGTTAACTGGCTTGCAATCAGAGAAATTATTTTATAAAACAAAGCGGAGATTGTGATTATTCACTTTCTCCGCTGTTTTTTTATTTATAAACAAATCCGCAATCATTGCAATGCCATGTAGTAACAAATCTACCCGGATTAGCTTTTCTAACGACCTTTTCTTTTTTATTTACAAGCGTAAACGGTCTAAATGGGTTCAAATTAACTGTGTACCTTGTTTTCGTCTTTTGATCGCGCGCTCCCATCACTTCACCGCCGACAGAATCAACGTGAATACTTAAGCACCTAGGACAATATGCAATTCCGTTTTGTCTATAGTACGTTATTTGTTTGTTTCGTTGAGCAATTAATTGTTGCTGTTGTTGTTTTTGCTGGGCTGGTGTTAATGGCGGTGGTGGAGGTGGTGCTTGTTGAGGAACAGGTCTTGGAGCATACATGCTTAGTCCACAATTACAACAAAATCGCCATGATACATCATTTATTTTGCCACATCTCGGGCAGATTCGAGTATTTGCCATTTTATTATCCCTCCCATAATTATATAATTATATATTCCCATCCTATCACGGCGTATAAGAAAATGCAATTGCCTAATTTATTATATTTTTGATGGAATAAACAGACTTGTATTTGCATATATTATAAAGTACAAATGATAGCATAATTTGTATAGGGGGTATAGGTTGTGGAGGAAAAAAAGAAAGAAATAACAGATGCAGTACAAAAGATAGCAGACGAACGTATAATTAACATACTATATGCTTATGTTACGAATCTCATTAAGTAAAACAAACCCCAAGAAGTACCATTGGTATTCCTTGGGGCGTTTTTTATTTCTTTGAAATTGAATCAATTAATTTTTCAAGGCTATCCCAACCATTTTCATCAAGGTTAGCAAGAGCAACAATCAATCTTTTTTTGAAAGACTCATCATCTGCTTTGGTGATCTCGGCAAGCATTTTTCCGAGCTGTTCTTCCTTGCTCTTCTGTATGAACATTTCTCCTTCACCAGTTCTCAACCATTTTTCGTTGACATCATATTCTTTACATATAATTTTGATTGTCTGTTCTGATGGGGAATTTTCGCCACTTTCCATTTTACAAATAGCTGATCTTGAAACTGAAATACTTTGAGCAAAGTCCGTTTGATTTTTACCAACTTTGATTCTCACTGCCTTAATTCGTTCTTTCATATTGTACCTCCTTTCATTTAATAGATTACCACATAATGTGCATTAAGTCAACAAAATATGTTGACAGTGTTGATTAAATGTGCTATCATGTGTACATCAGATGAACAAAGGAGGTGAAAAAGTGCAATCCCAATATGAAAAGGAACTTCTCAGAACTTTAAAAAGTATTGACGGTACTTTAAAAAAGATTGAAAAGTCCATAAACAATGATGAGAAACATCACCTTAATATTTGCAATGCTGTTTCTCATGCACTGAAAGGCGAAAGATATACACCTATTCAGTCAGATGATTCAGGGCGAATTGATACGCAGATTTAAGGTAGTGAATTTCTTCAACAGACATTTCAGTATTGCCGCACATTACGGCACTACGGCTGTCTATTTGATATTCAGCTAGTTTTGAATTTGCATATACGATTGCTAAATTGTGAATTTCATCATGAGACATTTGTTTCACCTCCTTATTAAATAGTAAGGAGATTATATCACAGAAAGGAAGTGAATTAAATGAGTGAAAAGGAAAAGCAGATAGTTGAAAAACTCAAAGAGACTTTACCGAGCATGTCAGAGTTTGACAAAGGCTACTTACTAGGCAAGGCAGAGACACTGGCAGACGCAGCAGAGAGCAGTCCAAAGGAAAAGGAGTAGCTAGAGAAATTTATACTATAAGGAAAGGAGAAGTATGAACGAAATACAGTTATTTACAGATGGCGAATTTAATATGAGAACCGCCGTTGTAGATGGAGAGCCGTTGTTTTGCTTGGCAGATGTTTGTAAGGTGCTGGACATTCAGAACCCATCAAAGGTCGCTCAGCGATTAGATGATGATGAACGCACTAAATTAGAGTTAGGGCGTCAGGGTGAAACGAACTTCATAACTGAGAGTGGCTTATATGCGGTTATCTTGCGAAGTGACAAGCCAAATGCAAAGGGTTTTCGTAGATGGGTAACATCTGAGGTACTTCCATCTATTCGCAAGACAGGCAACTACAGTGCAAAGCCCATGACAACCGAAGAGAAGATAAAACTTCTTGCCCAGGGCAACACTGAGCTGTCAGAGAGGGTGGACAGGGTTGAGGACAAGATAGGTAGTCTTGAAAACGACATGCCCTTATACGGCTGTGAGATAGACGAGGTTCAGAAACTTGTCAAGCGCAAGGTGGTATCAATCTTAGGTGGTAAAGACAGCGAGGCATACGCCGACAGGAGCATAAGATCGCAGACTTTTAAGGATATATATTGCCAGCTTAAGAGAGAGTTCGGTTGCGTAGCCACATATAAGAGCATCAAGCGTAGGTACATAGACAATGTGAGAGAGTTTATCGACGGTTACTCAGCACCCACGGCACTATCCGAGCAGATCAGCGGTGCTAATGCCCAGATGAATATAGGGCAGTATTGTGATGCCAGGAGGTGATTGCGTGGGAAGAAATTTAGGCACGATTATAATTCGTGTCTTGTGCACACTGATGGCCATTATGTTTTATGTAGCCATCATATTCGTACCTGTAGGGGTGGAACTGTTTAATATTTCTTTACCCATTTGGATAAAGATATTGATTATTTTGGCATTTGCAGGATTGGTTTTTACAATGCTGGTAGTTGAGCAAAAGATGGAAACTATAGAGGAGGAAAGGAATGAGAGAAAAAAATATTAGTGATTGGCCAAACAACAATGCGGTGATCGCTGGATGTGTTGTTGATACGCCTATATATGAGTTCACAGTAGGTAATAAGTCGTATTATCGCGTGATTATAAGTGCAAGGCGACTGAGTGGAACAGAGGATTTAGTGCCTTGTTACATTGAAGATAGCAAGGTTGCCTATATTCATAAATATGATTATGTGGAAGTCATCGGGCATATCCGCACTAAGCATGTTGTCGATTCGGTAGGTGTAAATCACACAAAAGTATATATAGAGGTACATGAGGTCAATCATTACACGTGCGATAAAAACAGAATTGATTTTGTCGCCCACAAATTTGCTGAGATAGAAATCAGGGCAACACCTAGAGGATATAGGGTTTGTGACACTAGAGTAATCAATAATCTTCCTAATAGGATTGGAAATCTGATTCCTATTCTTTTATGGAGTATAAATGCTGAACTATTTGGAAGAGTACCGCTTAACTCTATTGTCGGCATAACTGGTAGATTTCAGTCAAGGGAATACAACAAATTTTATGAGGATGGCACCGAAGAGAAAAAGACAGCTTATGAGGTATCTGTCTCAAAATTTAAAGTGCTTGAAGAAAGAGAGGAGAAGAAAGATGGAAATTAGTTGTGAAGGAACATGTAATAACAATGGCATAGATAATACGTATAGTGTAACTATTCCGCGTGATAGATATGAGGAGTTAATAGATATGGAGACAAGAGCCGATGTGCTCATAAGTGTAGCAAGAAGAGAAAAGTATATAGATGTAGACATGCTACTTATTATACTTGGTGAATTGCCACTGGAGGTAGATAAAAAATGAGAATCAGTTTGAAAAAGTTAATTTTAGACAACTTCATGTGTTATGCACATAAGGAAATTATTTTTGGGGATAACACTAAGATTGCCGCTTCGAACGGCAAAGGGAAATCCTCAATAACTAACGCTTATATGTGGCTGTTGTTCAACTGTGATTATCAGCTTTCTGATAATCCACCTATTCGCCGTATGGTTGATGGTAAGACTGTAGATGACGCGGATGTGTCAGTTACGGCCGTGTTTGACGTTGATGGCAAGGAAGTCGTCATGCGTAAGTCTCAGAAGAGGAAATATAGCAAAGATGGCAGCAGCTACAAGGATGATAATTCCTATTCAATCAACGATGTGCCTAAGACATTAAGGGATTTTAATGCATATCTTGACGCTGATATGTCTATTCTCAAGATGTGTAGTAACATCAATGCATTTCTAGCAAAGAAACCAGCAGAAATGCGAGATTTTCTGTTTGCGCTTGTAGATGGCGTATCAGATGTTGACGTCGCAAAAAGCAAGGTTGAACTTGCTGAACTTGTTCCACTCCTTGAAAGGTATACGGCAGACGAACTTTCAGCAATGAATAAAGCTACAAAGTCCAAAGCTGCAAAGGAGTTACCAGTTCTTGACGGACAGATAGCAGAAAAGGAAAGAGATATACAGATCAAACAGTCATTAGATATATCCGCCTTGGAATTGCAGAAAAATGCAATTAAAGAAAAGTTGAGCAAAGTTGTTGAAGGTCAGCTAGACATGGATAAGGTAACTGCTGAACATGACGGAATTGCGGATAAAATTCTAAAGTTAAAATTCAAAATATCCGCAATGCAGAATAAGGCGAATGAGGATCTTGATTGTAAGAGATCTATGCTTAGAAGTGCGATAGATGATTGCAAGACTACTCAGATGAGCGTAATCCAGGGAATTTCTGATAACGATTGGGATATCGACCAATCAACAAGAACTTTGGGTATTTTAAGGTCAAAGAAGGAAAAACTTGTTGCTGAATGGAAATCCGTTAATGCTGAGAAATTTAACGAACTTACTACTGTGTGTCCGACTTGCCATAGAGAATTTCCGGCAGAAGATATCGAAAGACTTAAGAGTGATTTTGTTCAAAATAAATCTGAGCGACTGGCAGCAGTTGAGGCTGATGGCAAGGCCGTAGCTCAGAAGATCAAGGAGATTGAGGAGCATATAGAAAAACTTAAAAAATGCAATGAACTCAATCGAAAGACTGTTGCTGATACAGGAACAAAGCTTACCAAGCTTGAAGAAGAATATAACGCACTTCCAGCGTTTGTTGATATATCAGGTGATGATGAATATATCGGTGTGATGGCGCAGATAGAAGCACTTGAAATCAATATGGCTGGTATGGAGACAACAGCCACAAGGACGAGACTGAAATCCGAAGAGACCACACTCAGGCAGGAGTTAGCTGAGTGCGAAGCCAAGATCGCTAAGTCTGATACAGAAGCTGACGAAACAAGGCTTGAAGAGTTGCTGGCTAATAAGCGCAATCTTGGACAGGCTCAAGCGGATGCACAGAAGATTCTTGATTTGTTAGATGATCTTGATAAGGCCAAAAATGAAGTTCTCACAAATGAAATAAACAAACATTTTAATTTAGTAAAGTGGCAGCTATTTGAATTTGCTAAAAATGGTGGATATAAGTCAACATGTATTCCTACCATAGATGGCAAGAACATTCTTACCACGATGAGTAACAAAGGAAACAGGATTCTTGGCAGAATCGATATCTGCAATAGCATTCAGCAAATTAGCAATGTGGCTTGTCCTATCTGGCTTGATGATGCAGAGAGTCTTGATTCTGCAAATCAACAGAATGCTGTAGACATGGTAGATGGTCAGATAATAATGCTTGCCGTAAACGACAGCGAGAAATTGGAGGTAATGTGATGAGTAAGGCATTAGAAGTAGCAAGAGAACTTGTAAGGCAGCTTGAAGAAGCAGAAAGAAAGAATAAGGTAGAATTATCAACCTTGGCACCTGGAGATGTGTTTGAGATTGGAAAGAATGACTTTATTGTGCTTGAACAGATAGGGGCTGAGACCAAAATTATTTCTAAGAACTTTATGGCCGAAGACATAGTTTATGATGAGGATTCAAGAGATTACAACGAGTCCAACCTTAAGAAAGTGATTGAGGATGAGATTCAGCCGATAATTGAGTCAGAGGTTGGGGAAAACAATCTCGTTGAGCATACTGTTGAGTTAACATCAGTTGATATGCAGCATGAATTTGATGATTGTAAATGCAAGGTAAGACCTATCACTTTTGATGAGGCTAGGAAGTACAACAACTTACTTCCTAACAAGGACTTGGACGATTGGTGGTGGACATGCACTCCTTGGAGCACTAAGGAAAGAGGTTGGAGTTATGGCATGGCCGTTGTTTCGTCCGCTGGCCTTTTCGACCGCAACATCTGTGGCAACGACGGCTGTGTTCGCCCGGTTTGTATCTTAAAATCTAATATCTTTGTATCAAAGAAAGGA